GCTATCACCTCGTTATTCCTCCTGCTTCATAAAATCTGGAATCTCTGGCTTAACAACTGCTGCCGGAACTGGTTCTTTCTCGGCAGTCTTTACGACTTCTGCGACTGTTGGCTGTTTAGGCTGTTCTTCAATTGCCATTGGTTCTGGAATGAATTCCTCTTTATTGGCATTCTGTTCGATTTCTTCCTGCACTTCTCTGTATGTAGCATCCATCGTGTTATATTCATAAGCCTGCACCGGATTATCCCATTTCTTAGGAATAGGCTTCATAATGTTGTTACGCATTTTACGGATAATCATGGATTCTCTGGACTGTGTTTCGTAGTACGACGGGGAAATGTACGGTCTTAATTCCTCACAATCAATAATTGCTTCCAGTTCCCCAATATCAGCAACCTTTTTCATAATCTCTTTTTTCTTTACTTCAATCTGGGCTTTCTGAGCATCTGTAGCTTTGTATCTGTCTGCACAAATACCAAATGTTTCATTCTGAAGATTGTTCTTAATATGTGCTGCAAGATTCTTCAGTACGTCTGCTCTTTCGCATGAAAGGTATTCAACGTGACCATCTTTGTACTGAATTGGATATACCACGCGAACAACTTTTCCAATTCCAGATTCTTCCCATTCCGGCGGTGTGATTTCTACACCTCTGTGTCTTGGTGGGATATACTTGTCACCCTCTCTTACTTTCCAATATGGAAATACTTTAGCCACATTGACACCATATCTACTTACAAGAGCATCGTTTCCGTCGCCCTCAATCGCAAATTCGATTTTCTTCTCCCACTGAGGTTTCTGCCCTTTTGCCGCTATGTTTACGTTTCTGATCTGGAAATAACATTCTCTCGGCTGTGCATTTGCGTTCAGCTTTAATGCTGCGACTTTACTCAGGATAAATTTAAGATTAGAACCGTTGATTGCTTCAAAACTCACACCGCTTTCATGTACCATCTGGAAAATAGATCCCATTGCTGCTACTACACAATCTTTTGAATATGAATCAAATTCCATTCCTCTTGAAGTCAAATCTCTTTCCATTAAATCGACATACCGATTTGTGTAGTAGGAAAGCTGTGTGTTAAAATTTGCTACCTGTGTGTTTTCTGCCATTTTAATTCTCCTTTTCTTTTATTAATTAACTCATTTTTTGTTTGCATTTCTGTTCAGTTCTGCACTTCGCCAAAGCAAATCATAACCGAGCTACGATCTGCCTATCCTTTGCTCATCTTCTCTACTCAGCGCAATTCTTTGCCATAACTACGTCGTTCTACTCAGTGCCTTTGCTATACTTTACTTTTCTATTCCGTGCTTCGCCTATACGTATCTTTGCCCTGCCATACTTCGCCAATGCGTTACATTTCTTTACAACACATTGCTCTGCTGCGCTTTCCCGCTACCTCACTATGCGAAGCCTCTCTTTACTTTGCCAAAACGTATCAACTCTTTTCAATTCCATAACTTTGCCCTTCTGCACCTCTCAGTACCACTCCGATACATTACTTTGCTACGCTTCGCCGAAGCAAATCATTACCCAGCAACTCTGTGCCTTTGCTTTGCCTATCATAACTACATTCAGCCATGCCGTAGCTTATTTTGTGATTTCAGTCCATTTGAAACGGCCTTTGCCTGAGTTTCGCCACTGACCAATGCCGTTAAACTCTCCATAATCAAGCCAGTCAATTACATACTTCATAAGTGAATCATCAAGTACCTTGACTGTAAATTCCACTGTTGATCCTGCCGGCACAGTTTCGCTGTCTGCCAAAGAAATTCTTTCGCCCTGTGCTGTCTGCGCTCTCAGTGGTCTCTGACAATCAGAAAGTTCTGTACCTTCTGGAAGAATAAACGGAATTTTGCGTTCGTTTACAAATACCAGTAAGTCAATTTTTTTCTTATAAGCTGCAAGTTTCTTTGCTCCTCCGATATAGGAACCGGCCTGTGCAGCTGACTTAAAGAATCCTCTGATCTGGTAGTCCCAAAGGAACGGATTGCCGTTATCATCTTTCGGAAATACTGTTCGACCTTTTTCAATAACTTCTTCAACTCCTAAAGCTTCAACTTCCTGTTCTCTGGAAGGTGCATCTGGTGCTTTTGATGCAATAAACTTCTCATGAATATCTTTTTCCGCATTTGCTGTTCCCAGAACTTCCTCTAAAAATGTTAATCTGACTTTTAATTCTTTCATCTCATATTCCTCCGATTTTTATATTTTGCTTAATGCTTTGCTTGTCAAGACCATGCTCCTCCGTTGCGATTCGGGTCTCAGCTATTCCTTTGCCGTTCCAAACCTTGCCCCGCGTAACCCCGCCTTGGCTTTTCTGTGCGTTTCTACACTTCTCCGTTGCGATTCTCAGCAGTGTGCTTCTATGCCGTGGCGTTTCATATCTGTTCTATGCATATCCCTTGCTTCGCTTCTCATTGCATCGCTTTGCCGTTGCAAAGCTAACTATGCTAATCTTATTGCGTTTTAATCGCAATAACTTCTATTACAGAACGGGCAACTCGTAATCAACTGCCCTGCTGCACTTTCTACTGAGATGCCCTGTGTGTCATATCCGGTACGTGTCCGTCCTTTCTCGGAATAGATATTCTGGTGGCAAGACCAACAGATACCATTGCCCGGTGCAAAACGTGGCAATATCTTTGTTTTACAATACCAATCCTGTGCTTTTATTGCTTCTGGGATGTTGTATGTAGTTGTTGCCATATCAAATCCCCTCCACTTTTAATTCATTGTCAGAAACTTTAAGGAGAATCATCTGCCTGCCTGTATCTGGTATTCTGTCAGCATTCACACTTTCAACATCATCAACCCAAATTGGAAGATTCAGTCCGTTCAGCTCCTGCAATCCAGTCACGAGGTCAATATTGCATAGAATCTGATCAGAGTGATTCAATCCATCAAAATATCCGATTCCGTCACAAATCATCTTGCAAACTTCCACCGGTTCACCGTCCTGCGTATAGTCCAAAAACTGAAACTGAAAATGCTTGAAAAGTGGATTGATAGCTTCTGCCAGTGCCTGATTTTTTTTGATGGAAAATTCTTTCAACATGTCAAGTTTCTGCTGAATATCGGAATCTTCCTGACCTAACTCTTTCTGTTCTGTGTTCAGCTGTTCAAGTGTTTCTGTCTGTTTCTGAACTGCCTGTTTTGCCATCTCAATTTTTGTTTCGATTCCTGTAAGTTCCTTTTCAGCAGACATTCTTTCTGCCTGAACTGCTGCATTTTCCTCAGAATTATTAGTCAGTCCGTCAAGCTGTTCCTGTTTCTTCTGGATTTCTGCTACAACTGCCTGATACTCTTCATTTCCAGACATATCTGGATCTGCCGGAAGCTTCTCTAATTCCTGATTTTTCTGCGCAATCTCAGATGCCAGAGTGGAAATATTTTTCTTTGTCTGCTCAATCTGCGATTCGATGTCTTTGCGCTTTTCCTCAACTTCTTTTCTTCTGGCTACTTCGGAATTGCCTTCTTCTGTAATGTCTTTAAGTTTCTGCTGTTTGTCTGCTTTAAACTGCTCTTTTTTCGCAAACTCTGCATGGATTCTTTCCTGTTTCTTCTGTTCAAATTCAGTTTTAAGACGTTCAACCTGTTCCTCCGGAAGTGCCTGTCCGCAGGTCGGGCAAATAGCTGATTCAGGATCAAATTTTTCATTCTGTATTGCATTTAAAGCTGTTTCATCAAATGTGGACGCATACGTCTGTTTATATTTCTCCTGCAAAACCGTAATTCTCTGCTGAATTCGTTCTGGTTTCTCAGCGGTCGCAAGGAAATTTCCCAGAATTCGGAGATTTTCTTCTTCATGTTTCTGCTTGAATCGCCTGTCATTTAATAAGGAAACGATTTTTCTCTTTTCTTCCTGTAATGCTTCTGCTGCATTTGAAATGATCGCATCTCTGGATTTCTTGAGACCTGTAATCTCGTAGCAGAGCTCGTCATATGCTTTATTGGTTTCATTTAGCAGCTTTTCTTTTTCAAGAAGACCATTCAGTTTATCCAGCACGGCATTCTTCTTTTCTTCAAGAATGGTAAAATCTGGTGTTCCCTGTTTCTTTACGGTATCAATTTCAACCTTTTTGGCATCAATTTTCTTCTGGAAGTCTTTTTTGTCTCTATTGAGTTTTTTCACAACTTCCTCGACAGAATGATTCTTGATGATTTCCGAAACTTCTGGATTGTCCTGTAATACTTTATCCGCATTGAACCCTGCCATCTTTTCAAGCATTACTCTGGCACTTGCTGTTGATTTTCGAAGTTCATTAAGGAATACTCTGGCATTACTACACATCATAATGGTTTCTGAGTCTGATATTCCTTTTAAAAATTCCTTATACTTCGTCTGGTTGTAATCAAACCCATCAACCTGATATTTTGTGGTACTGGAAGATTTACCTTTCTTCGTTTCCTTACGGATCACGGTTTCCTCTCCATCAATCAGAAGTGTGAGTTCTCTTGATACGACACCCTCAACTTCTTCTCCGTCTTCTTTTCTTCTGACATTATTCGGAGATGTACCGTCTGCAAGCTTTCCGGTCAGTGTATCAAAATATGCGTCCATCAACGTTGTTTTACCCTGACGGTTCCTACCGGACACCATCGTTCGTGGTGCAAACTGGTATTCCGCTGCTTCAAATTTCTTATAGTTTTCAATGTTAACCTGTTTCAATTCTACTGTTTTCATGCTGTTTTATCCTCCACCCAATAAGCCGACACTTCATAGGCTATTTTCTTCTCGACCTGATCTCCGACTTTTTTGTTGTACTCTCTGCTCTGGATTCTTCCCTGTAAAATAATATGTGTGCCAGTTCCGCAGGTTCCCATGTATCTTGCATTTCTGCCCCAGCAGATGCATGGTATATAATCAGATATGCCGTATGATCTATTTACCGCCAGAAGTACATCTGCAATCTCTCTTCCATTAGGTGTTGTTCTGTATACTGGTTTCTTGCAAGTAAAACCATCCATAAGAATCTGATTAACTGGAAGTGCGTCTTTGTCCATGAATTTTGCTTCTCTTGCGAACACAAAAAGAAGCAATCTACTGCGATTTCCTTCGTGCTTATTGAACGATCTAAACTGCCCTTGAATTTCCATCATTTCTCCTGTATAGTTCTGATTCACATCAATGAGTCTCTCAGAAACTACAACCGGAAGAACATCTTTCGTTCCACTAAATCGTTCTACGCTAAGTTCGAATCGGTAAAATTTTTCACCATATACTTCATGGCTAAATTCAAATTCTGTTTTAATTTCTCCAACCAGTGTTACCTGATTGTTTTCCAAAAGCTTATTCAACTCCGTTTACCCACCTTTCTAGCTGCATAAAATAGGAAGGGATACCATTGAAGATACCATTGCACTTATGCAGAGCAGCTCAAGTACATCCATTTTCGTCATCCCCCAGAGCAATAATGCAATCGTGAAAAATGTTCCAACCTGTGCCATCACTCCGATAAAATACATTCTTTTTCTCATATCCCTCACTTCTTTCTTTTGGTTGCTGCTGCTGCAAGTAAAGCTACTGATAGTGCTACAACTGCGACTTCCAGACGTTTTGTTTTTGCCACCTGATCTGCGATGATTTCGCTTGCAAGACTCTGGTTTTTAGTTACGTTTTCGGTGTGTTTTGTGATTTTAGACATAAAAAATGCCCTCCTGGTATAAATTTTCTTTTCAAATACAGGAAGGTGTGCTATACTTATCCTGTATTTAACTTACCCTAATTAAGTTAGATACGTGCTCCGGTAGGTGTTGCGTCACCTCCGGGGCGTTTCACTCTTCTTTCTTATCGGAATCCCCTTCGAAATATTTAATCCCCATGATCGCAGCTACATACTTTTTATCAATGAATGTGCTATCATTAGCATTTAAAACCGCTTCCAAAGCTGTAAGCCTGCCGGCTAGTAAAGCAAATTCTTCTTCGAGAGTTTCTGCTTCGTAAGTGTTTTTATTCATCCTTTGCCCCTCCCCAGATTGACGACAATGCTAATCCCATAAGTTTTCCAAGTACTTCCGCTCGCATATTGGAAAGTTCCTTGTCAAGCTTATCTTCCGTCCAGAACCCAACGTCTACAGCCTTTCTGATAAGTTTATCTCCTGTTTCCTTTGGAATATCTTCTTCCTCAAAAGTCTCTCTCAACAATTTAATAATCATTGACAAATCAGTCATTAAAACTGTTGTACTTCCCTTTACCTCAACTGCTCCATCTTTACTTTTAATCATTCTCTTTTCCTCCTTCAAAAATCTTTCTCCCCGATATTAATTCCGCAAACGTTCTAAGCGTTTCTGTCCTTAATCTGTCAAGTTCTTCTTGTATTTTTTCGTCTGTCCACAACCCCATCTGAGCTGATTCAGAAACAAGTTCATCGGCTTTTTCCTTGGAATATCCTTCTTTCACAAGGAAAACTCTTAGTCCCCTGCATATCGCGGTTAATTCAGAAAGCAACTTATTTGCATCTTCTTCTAATTCAACTTTCCCGCCTTCACATTTGATCATTCTATTTTCCATCCATTTCTCTTTTCAGTGTTTCGTACAGTTCCTTGTGAATCGGAGAATCTTCTGGAATCTCGCGAATTATTTCAATAATTTTGTCTTTTTTCTCCTGTAATGTCATATTCATAAACTCATTTATTTCTTCTTTTTTCATACTGACTTCCTTTCTGTGGTATAATCTCCCTCGAAGGGAGGTGTGTATTATGGATAAAGAACAAATAGTTCATGATTTAGCAATTACTTATGCAAAGTCTAAATTAAATGAATACGTTCTTGACAGAAGAGAAGCTCCATTGGATGGAAATACTTCTATGTCAAATGACGAAATTCAATATTTAAAACGTGCATATGATTTTGCTATTCAGAATCTTTCGGATTAAACGCTCGTTTCCCGTATAAAGCGTTTTGAATTCCATCGGTAACGCATTCGGCAATTGTCTTCCTGTCAATATTTGCCGTGTGCGTTACTTTTTTCGTTCTCGTAGGTGCAACTTCTTCTCGAATGGCTTTAAGTTCTTCCAAAATCTGCTTGAGTAATGCATTTGTTTCTTCCAACATATCATTTCCTTTCTGTGGTATAAGATTGACTCATCTTCTTATCTTTCCGAACTTCCGTTCATAAATATCATCACCAGAATCATCACTTTCGTTATCACGCATCATTTCAGATGGCAATAAGCCTAAAACTTTCATAAGAACAAGCATGTTAAAAACAGGAATATCTTTCCTATCGTTTGCCCACAGCAGATTCAAATTACACATATCTTGGAATTGTTCATCAGATAATTTAATACCCACATATTCAAATCCTTTCTGTGAAGTATCTACTTTGTATGGTTTTACCTTCTTTCTTTTTCTGAATCTGAATATTAAATTTTTCATGCAAAATCCTTTCTATTGAGTTTTCTTTCTTCTTCCCTACATTGTCATCTGGGCATTGCAGTCGCGAATCATCATTTTAGTATTGGTACAAGGTGTCCATCCTTTGATGTATTCGACTGCTTCCTGGTATCTCAGCTTGGGAATGTTATTTCTGGCATTTACATCGAAGTAAGTCTTTACATCCCTGTTACACTCTGCAAATACCTTTTTTCCAATTTCATCATAGGCATTGGATTTCTTTCCACCCAGAACCTCGATCACCACCTTGGAAACTAGATCACTGATGTACTTCTGCTGACCGTAATCAATGGTCATGGTATTCTCAAGTTTCTCGATTCGCTCCTCATGGTCTTGATTCCCCTGAGCCAACAACTGAATCTGCTCTGCTGTGGTCATTGGTTTCTGATAAGAGCCTGTCTTACGGATTGTTGGGAGGACTTCACTAGTTACCCAGTGTTTAAATCTTTTAGCTGATTCAAGTTTGCTTCCGAAGATTAAAGCGTATAAGCCAGATTCGTTGATGAGTGCTGTTTGAGTTTTTACCACATTCCCATTTTGGGAATCTGCTTCAAGAACCTTTAAAATTCTGTCTTCTTCTTCAACATGAACTGAAACTGCTTTACTCGCATTGGAATATCCAAGTGCTAATGCCACATCTTTTCCAACGAACCAAGGTTCATTGTCAATAGTCACTGTTCGAATTTCTCCGAACTCTGCTGAATTGAAAATCTGTAATTTGTTCATATATCTCCTTTCTGTTGAGTTTGACTTCTTATCTCTTTATAATGTAAGTACAGGCATCGCCATGCCGAGTAACTTGAAAGGAGATAAGAATTTGATATTGCTTCCTTACATAGATGGTTTTTACCGCTCTGGTGAAAAAGTATCCGAAACTACTGTTTTCACCTGCTGTAATTGCAACTCTAAAAGAACTGTAAAACCCGGTAAGATCATCCCTAAATGTTCAAAATGTAACGACTACACCTACTGGTTCAAAATCGTGACGCTTTGATTGCTTTCAATGTCTGCGAACATTGTTTCCGGGTGGTATTCATCTTTCAAATCGCTGTTTGCATAATCAATGGATTTCACTTGGAAACAAATGTTTGCACCGTTTTGAGTGTTGAACACTTTCACATATTTCTTTCCATTTCTCGCAAAGCACATTACTCTTGTCTTATCTGGGATTCTTACAATCTGCGGTGCGAATAATCTTTTTAAAAATTGCTTTAGCACATTTATGACTCCTTTCTCAATAACCGTCTGCTTTTTCAGTTTCCTGTCCCAGAAACTTATTCACGAAATACAACTGTCCCTTTCCACTGACTTTTGTCGTGCGTGTGATTCTTACTGAACCATCTGGATTCTGAACATTAGATTCTTTGATTTCAAATAATCCCTGCTCAACGTATTTCTGTTTTGGCATATTTCGTGAACTTCCAGAAACCATCAGATAGCCATTGTCTCTCATCCACTGGAACAATCGTTTCTGTCCTATCTGGTATCCGTTCTGACAGATAAGTTTTGCCAAGTCTCCGATAAGAATTGATGTGTGACTTGCAGATACTGCATCTGCGAAAATTGTTTTCGGTCTATCAGCTTCAATTTTCTCCGCAAGAGACTTATTTGTATCTTTCAACTTCGCAATCGTCTGGTCCGCCATCTTCAATGCTCTAGCAAAAACCTGTTCTGGTGTATTCCATGCTTTTTCGAGGTCGATGAGATACTGTCGACATTCTTTCCCTTTTTCAGTTCTGCTCATAAGGCAAATGTGTTTCGCCATATCTACTGATAAGGAATAGTCTTGTATTTCTCTGTGTGCTCCGTTATTTACAACCGTACCTGAAAGTACACTTGTAAAATCTTCGTTTTCAACGAATCCCTGAGAATTTGTCTCAAACCATGCTGAAAATCGTTTGCTGATTTCAAGAGATTTATGTAACTCTCTAGCTGATACAGTTGGTTCATTGCCATCATAATTGATTGTCATTAATTGTTCCGTGGTTATCACCTCTTCTCTTAATCACTATTCTTAATCTCCATTACATCTTTCCGCGAATTACTTTCAACGGTATCAGCAACGCCGTTCATATACCCCAGAATATAATGTTTTTTATCTTCTGGAAGTTTATTGATTCGTGTTGTTACATCTCTAATAAGTTGTCTCTTTTCCTCCGACATTTTCTCACCTCCTGTTTCTTGTTACGTTGTAAATGTATAATAGCACATTCTCAACGCATTGTCAACGTATTTTTTATTTTTTATGCGTTGACAACGCATTTAGTAAATGTTATACTTTAGTCATACCTTAAGGAAAGGAGGTGTGCAAAATGGAAGAACGTTTGAAAATATTGCGTAAACATTTGGGACTTTCAAGAGAAGACTTCGCCAAAAAACTCGGTTTGAAAAGCCGTGGAAAAATTGAAAATATAGAACTTGGAAGAACAACTCCAGATGACGACTTCTTAAAGCTAATTTGTAATACTTATAATGTTTCTTATGGCTGGCTCGTGAATGGAAACGGCGAAATGTTCCAAGACGATGGCGATGCGCAGGCTATCGTTGATTCGGTAATGACCGGGGATAATGAATTTGCTAAGAAGATTCTTGTCAAGTTTGCAAAGCTCAGTGATGAACATTGGAAGCAGCTCCAAGAAATCCTAACAGAATTGGAAAACAATTAAAAAAAAGAAAGGCCAGAGAATAAAAAGCTCTGGTCTTTTCTTATATTCTGCTTTGTTGTTTTGATTTATAGTGATATAATAAAGTCAACTAATACCAAGGAGGAAATGTCTATGAAGAAAAAGCTATTAATTGCATTTTGTACTTTTGCAATTTTAGGAGTTTCTACTCCAACTTATGCAGGCGGCGTGACTGGCGTTGAAGTTCAAAAGGATGACTCTGAAAAGTACGGTGTAATCAGTGATTTTGATTATGATATAGAGGGAAACTCTGTGAAATTGCACGGTTATGATGGCAAGTGCAAAATTTTGGAAATTCTTCCATCATACAATATTGACGGAACAGACTACGCAACAGATTTATCAGATTTCCAGATTGGAATTGGAAGTTCTCATGTTGAATCAGTTATTTTTCAAGAAGGAATTACTGAAATATATGATGCTGTTTTTAATTCCTGTGATGTTCAAAAAGTATTTTTTCCTAAAAGTATGATAAACGTAACAGATAAAACCTTATCTTACTTAAATCCTAAAGAAGATGGCGATCTCATCCAGATTTACTATGCAGGCACACAAGACGACTGGGGAAACATTTTTACAGAATATAAAAGAACAAAAGTTGAAGATGCTGAATTCGGAGAGGAATTAGGAACATCTATTGCGGACAAAATAAATTCAATGTTAGGCAGCGATTATGACAGTTCCGAATTCGAATATTATTTCTCCGCATCGCCAGATGATTTAAAAACAGAATAATTATTATGCCGCATCTGCTTTAACTGTAGATGCGGCATTTTAGGCTACTTTTCTCTTAAATATAAGTATACCAGCAACTTGTATACTCTTTTTAAAGTACTTTCTAATTTTACCTTATCTAATAATTCAATAATCTCTTTCTTATAATCCATAAATAACCCTCCCTGTTTGAAAACTACCGCCTACATTAAAGTATATGTCCGGACAGTGGGAAATATGTCTCGAACTTATGTTTACATTATACTTTATGATATGTCCAATAAAGTGGAGTAAAACGGGATACATTCAAATTCCCCCTCGCCAGTTGCCAGCGATAAACTGGAATATTTGTGATTTCAAATATAACCTTTACTTTCGCAAATATAAATTTCGTTTTTACCGGATTTTCTGTGATTTCTACAATATCGTTCGTTCTTAGAACCTCTTTTATGCTCTGGTTTAAGGTTGAATGCTTGCACATATCCTCTGCCAAGCGGATGGAGCTTTTACGCAAATAATCTTGATTGCACATCGGCAAGTGAATGATGTAGCTTGCAAAGAAGATTACTCCTACTGCGATCAGCAATCTCTCAATCTTCCTCATAATATATACCTCTTTAGTCTATAATTTATGTACTTAGTTATACCACTTTTTGTGCAAATTAATCGGGCAAAACGATAAAACTACATTTTTGATGGATAAAAATATGAAAAATATTTCGGTTTTGACTATGCTATTGTTGAATCTTGCGGTATAATATATGCAAATTTTACCAAGGAGGAAATATTTTTATGAGAAAGAAAGTAAAGCTTCTAGCCAGTATCGGGCTGTCAAGTATTTTACTTGCATCCATGCCATCCAGTGTTTTTGCAGAAGATTTTGTGCTATATGAAGAGAACGGCATTCATGTTGAAACAAAAGGATTAACCGATTCCCCGTCCACAGGTACTATAGGACTGTACATTGAAAACAATTCTAATTTGAATTTAGGCATAGCTCCTTATGCTTATGCCATAAATGGCATCATGGCAGGTGGAGATCAGTATGGCATAAATTCCTCTGATGTAGCACCTGGAAAGAAAGCAAATTCTACTTTGGAACTGATAGATACATGGGAAAACAAGGATTTCTTTAAAGACTACCAAATGAACGAAGTAGATAGCTTTGATATTCTACTGTGGGCTTATGACAATGCAAAGAGTTTCAAGGCTTTTGACAGCGGTCAGATTCACGCTGACGTAGCCGGAACTACCGTAGTTTCTTCTCCTGTATTTGACAGTGCACAGAATTTGTACAATCAGAATGGTATTAGTGTCGATTTCATATCCTCGGCAGGTAACAGTTTTACATTTTGTATCACAAACACTACTGGGCAATATTTCGCATACGACGTAACTTCTGAGACTTATAATGATTTCACAATGTCAGATAGTTATGAAGTATACAATGAGTATTTGTTAGATGGCTGCAAAACTCTTATAACTCTGACTCCTACAGATGAATTTCTTGCGGCGAACGGAATTTCTGATGTGTCAAACGTAGATTTTGCATTAACGATTCGCCCATTAGCAGAATTCGCTAACGAATATACTACAGACTTGATTTCATATCAGAAATAATTCATTGCACAAATATCGTAAAGCAAAGAGCCGAGGATTTTACTCCCCGGCTCTTTTTTATGGCAAAGCCTGCATTCACGATCACGTTTCCTCCCCAGATCAGTCTGGCAGGCTGTACCAACGTATTAAGATGTCGATTTTTTTCAAACTTCCGCTGAACTATTTACACATTTCCGTTTCAGTGCTACTATATTACCATAATTAATTACTTAGATGAGGATAATCTGATGAAAGTTGAAGTGCAAGCGATAAACGGAAGGTGATTACTATGAAAATCGCTATTTGTGACGATTGTGAACTACAGGTTGAGTATTTCAAACATCGAATTGAACCATTTTTAAAGCAAAATGGTGACCGGAACTATACGATAGACGGTTATTTCAGCGGGGAGCCCTTGATAGATGATGTCAAGGACGGAAAATGGTTTGATATGATTGTTTTGGATGTGGTACTTAAAAACGAAAATGGCGTGGATATTGCCAAAGAACTCCGAGAGTGTGGATATAAGGGCAAAATTGCTTTCTGGACAGCTCACAAGGATTTTGTTTTTGATGCGTTGGATGTTGAATTTACGCATTATATCATCAAGGGAAATGAACACGGAAGAATGTTTTCTATGATTGACAATACCTTGAGTGATATGAAACACAAGATGCTCACAATCAGACACAGAGATTGCATTATAAGGATTCCATTGAACAAAATCGAGTACCTCGAAGCACGGGATAAGCAAGTTTTTGTTCATTGCACGAACGGGATTATGCACAGTATGTATGCAACTTTAAAGTCGGTTGAGCCTTACCTTGATAAACGGTTTTTGCGTTGCCATAAGTCATTTGTTGTAAACATGGATTATGTGCAAAAGCTGGATTCTGATTTTACGATGTTTTCTGGTGATAAAGTACTGATTCGTAAGAACGGATATGCGGATATTAAAAATCAATATTGGGAATATATTATTAAATAAAATAAAAGAGATGATCTGTCAAGGAATAGAAACAGATCATCTCTTTTTTGAGTTCATATCCAACCTCTGGGGAGGAGTTGAATTATGGTATATTTATTATATTACATTTATCACACTTTGCAAATATATTTCGTGGAAACAAATCCGAAATACTTTCCGGCAATGCGGATGTAGTACCAGTCGGTTTTGTCTTTTGTTCCTATCAGCGACAAAAAGGTGGCAATGCCATTAGCCAATTATTAGATGGCAATCAAATCTTTCCAGGTGTTCTCGCCACACTCTCCATCTACCACCAGTACTCCATTTCTGGATTTCTGATACTGTTTTAATGCGTAAATGGTATTTGCATCTGCCTTTCTGGATAAGCTCAGGGCTTTTCCATTCTTTCCTTTGAATCCTCTGGCAATTAAAATCTCCTGCAGTAACAGGACAGAAGTTCCTTCGCTTCCAAGTTTTACTAATTTTGGCTCAAACATATAACCGGCTCCTTTCGATGTGGTCGTTGATGGTTTTGTGCTAGTTGATGGTTTTGCGGTAGGCTTACTTCCAGTAGTATTGGTAAGTCCACTAAAATCAATCCCTTTTCCAGTAAATCTAAGACGATGCGTCCATCCGTGACTATACAGGTACCAGGGCTGTGTACGGATTTCATTTCCGGAGTTGTCCTTTGTATCGGCGGTTCCCTCGGATGATCTGGCGTGTACGATATTATTTTTATCAATCGCCATCGCTACATGACTATTGGATCCATTCGAATTATTGTCCGCCAGTTCCAGATCGCCTTTGATCATCTGCGCATGCGCTGTCTGATTCCTAGCAACAACCTCAAATCCGGCATTCAGCATCTTGAGCATATTGCCAGTATAAGAGCAATTCTCTTTGAGATAACGTGCCTGTTTGGTAAGCCCATTTTTGAGGAACGCATAGTAATAAGCAGTAAGCGCCAATGAGCTACAGTCGAAAGATTTCGGAATGTTAATTTCGTATAAACTCCTAATTCTCTGACTGTATCCATGACTGTTATCATTCGCAATATTCACTGCAAAGCTTACTGCATCGTTTCTCACATTCTGGATAATCTGTTCTTTTGTCTTTGCCATTGTTCCACTCTCCTTTGCTTCTGTATAATCTTTATAAAATACATTTCTATCAACTTTGGCATTAATTCCTGGAATCGTTGCTTTTGAGCTGTACTGCCAGCCAACGCCCCAACTTGGACGTAATCTCTCAACTACTGTCCCCTTATCATTTGCCGGATATCTGGCAATCCAGAAATCATGCTTTTTGAGGTGACTGCAAATCACGGTATTGTACCAATCAACGTTGCAGTAAATTCCGAACTTATATCCTGCGGATTCCACGATTTCACGGAACACATCAGCCATCTTGTGAATGCTTTCAGAGCCAAGTGTACGCTGATTATTGTGTTCCAAATCCAGAAATACTGGAAATTGAATTTTCCGTCCATTAAGCACCGAAACAACTTTCCTTGCTTCTGACTGGATTTCTGCAATTGTCATGGCATAGGAGTACTTATACACTCCCACCGGAATTTTATATTTATTGCATCCGGCAAAGTTGTTCTCGAACTGTCCATCAATAACATTTCCGGCTTCTGTAATTCTCAAGATTGCAAAATCCATTCCGTAATTTGCAACCTTATTCCAATCGATCTTCCCTTGCCACGATGATACGTCAATACCTTTAATTTCCATATTTTCTCCTTTCACACCACGTATCTGTGGTGACTGTATTTCAATGATTCTTGTGATACCTTCGCATAAATCATAGTTGTGTCTAATTTTTCATGTCCTAACATCTTTTGTAATTCTGTAACATCCATACCACGCTCAAGAGACATTGTGGCTGTGGTATGCCGGATAAGATGAGGATACAGCTGTCTTACAAGATTTGCTCTCTCGCTTATCTGGTTCACAATCTGCTCGATCTGAGCCTTTTTTATTCCTCATTCCATCTAAAGTGCTATTACTTGCCTTATTCTGTTGCCGTTGGCATGCCATAAACAGTCACAACAAACTTGGCGGCGCATATTGCATATACAATAATGATATAGTATTTGCTCATTTAACTTTAGCAATTCCTGATGGCCTTGCTAATGGTACTCTACTAGCCACATTTCCAAATGGAGTAAATTTAAAGACTTTGTTAGGAATAGGTGCAAATAGTGTTACAGGCGCAGTAGGCGTTTCATCAAATGGCTATAATATTGTTTGTAATGGGTTTGTATCAGCAGGTAATTATATAGCAGATTTAATGTTTATACGAGCATAAATTATATTATGATTTAAAAGTTATATATTTAGCTTGTGTCCACATACTGAGTATTCGAACAGATTTACCATTTTCAATGTTACCCGTAAAATGCACTATATGAGTAGAATTTTGCCTACTTACAGCAACTATACTAACTGGACAAGCGTTCCAGTCCGCATTAGTAGCTCCTATTAAGTAATAATCATTGTTAGTATCTGGTGGATTAATATAGATATATCCTGCTCCAGTACCTTTACAAACTTGATTTACAAAAGTTATCTTCGTGTTTAATGTATTAATACCTAGCTTGTCTTTCAGGTATGTAAATAATTGTGAGAACGATATTTTTTTTAATACATTCCCTTCTCCAACTATCAATGTGTCACTTTCTGCCGGCGTTGCTTTCGAAGCCAGTGCCGACATTAATATTGTTTTTAATGATTCTGCCATATAATCACCTCTATTCTTTCACTCTCAGCATCGAACCATCAGAAGTGGCAAGTGCTGATCCATCACTTGTGCCTAATACATACTGGACATTCCGAACATCAACAGCAATCGCATATTTCGCCCCTGTCTGAACTGATGTAGGGCTTATGCTTGCACCGGCTATATAAATGTTTGCATCTGCCATGCATATCACCCTTTCACTTTGATTTTATAATTATCTACCCACGTTTCATCTGCAATTTTATATATGAATCTCAGACAATAGATTCCTGTTTTTTGTGGCTCTATTAACGCATCTAGCGTATGCTCGTTGATATTGCAGTTTCCTTGATCTTCTACAGTCTCTGTTTCAGCATCTGTATCAACGAAAATCAATTCGTAATCCGCTGAAATGATGGAAAAAGGGATGTCTACACCGCATACCGGCTCTACTTTACTTTTAAATCGGATTTTTTCTCCAAAATCCATTATTGTATTGCTATCTACGTATCTAATTGCCATGTCCTCTCTCCTTTCAGCATGTTTTATGTCCGCTGAAACATTGCTTTACAAGCTCTGCCGTCAGCTGGCTCAGATTCAGCAATGAGCTGTACTCGATGTTCTCTGATTCTGCCGTATATCCTCTCGGAACGAGCTTTCCAGCAATCTCGTGCCCTGATATCAGAAACAGTACAGTGGCGGTATAAGCTGTCAAGCCACCACTACTTTCTGCATAGATTTCTATGACATACTGTCCATCTCTATTGGCAGGGACTATTGCGTCCCAGATTTCGAGATCCGATTCCTCTCGTCTCTGGAACTCAATAGCGAACTCATTACACGAGCCGTAAACCCTCGTAATCATCATTCATCAGTTACTGTGACAGAGATCACATAAGTTTTGCCTGCATCGACCGGATTAGGCGTTACGCTTGCGGCTGTAATCTTTGGTGGGTTCGGATCATACTTGACAGTTCTGGTAATGGTTGTTGTCTTACCGGCACTGTCTTTCGCAACGATATTAATTGTATTTGTTCCTGCGGACAATGTAACCGTAGTGCTGAATGCTCCGTTGCTACCAACCGTTACAGATGCACCGTTGACCGTTACCGTAACAGGAGATGAGTTTGCATCATTGGTTGTACCAGATACAGTGATCGTGCTCTTGTTGGTAACGTATCCATCAGACGGAGAGGTTACGCTCAGTGTCGGTGGAACGGTGTCAATCTTGAACGTTACAGATTTCTGAGAAGCAGCATTTCCATCGTAGTCGGATGCATCAAACCTAATGGTATGAGAACCATCGGTAAGAGCTGTTGCCGGTATGTACGAACAATTGTAACCACCGGTTACGGCGGTCTTTGTAATGCCGTCAGTAATCTTGCTTCCGGAATCGATTGTGATACCGATAGTAGACGGATTAACACCAGAATCATCATCTGTAACAGTCCATGTGATAGTTGGCTTGTTGTTGACAAGTGTTGCAGATGCTGTTGGATTTGTGACTGTAATTACCGGAGCGACCTTTTCTTTAACGGTTAATCGCAGGGAACTACCGATTGCGGAATCTGTTGCATCTTTGGTGGTCACGTTTCCAGCATCGTCCGTTGCCTTGATTGTTATTCCGTAATAATGTCCGCTCTGGCTGTAACTGGACTTATTTGGAGCTGTTGCTGTAGCTTCATATTTGCCCGTATTACTGTTAAAAGTAAGGGTGTAAGCTTGTCCATTTACAATAGCTTGTACTTGCTTTACTGACATTTATGTACCTCCATTTCATAATTCATTCTATATTTAATTTTATTATCCGATAATAGATATTTTAGTCCAAGTTTTTTTCTTATAAGTTGCTGCGGCTATTGAATTTGAATCGTTATTTATTCCTATAAAATTGGCAACTCTAATACTACCAGAACACATTAATATTCCCCAAGCCCAACCGCCAAAGAGTCCTCCGATAGTTCCCCATACAAAGTAAGCACGTGGCTTTTGAGATGCGTTAATAAAGTTTTCTATGTTATTATCTAGATTCATTAAATTTGGGTTACTATTTAATTGGTTAAGCGCGGCCGGTAACGTCATCGTTCCAGCATCGAGGCCAAAGGTCTTTGATGTCAATTTGTTGAGTACCGCATCAGCAAGCTTATCATAATCAATCAGCTTGTTTGCCGCATCCTCTGCACTGTAAAGCATAAATTTATCTGCATCTTTTGGTGTTGTTTTTACGGGATATTCATTAAATTTTGCCATATTAATTCTCCTTTTCTATATTGAACTTTTCATAGACCTGATTAATTAGTTTCTCCTGTCGGTCAAGCTGTTCTTTCTGGCTTTTTATCATTGCAAACATTGCCGGAATCATGATACGTTCGTTCCAGTCTTCAACAAGTCCATTAGCGTGTCTAGTAGCTTCTGGAAAATATTCTTCTACGTCTTCGGCTATGAACATTGGAATGTATCTGCCTTCGTTCTCATCGCCTTTGACCAGATAGCCATCTTTGTACTTTGCCCACGTTGGTTCGATATTGTACCATTCTTCAATTTCTTGCTCTGAAATATTGTTTCCAATATCTTTATAGCGTTTCGAGGATGAAGATTTCAGCATCAGCTGTTTGTATCCTGTACGTCCATCCCAACAAATAGTATTTGATGATGTCGTATACTCCATGTCTTCTATCTTTGGTGATTTTGCGAAAGATGCAGGATTAGTAACAGTTAAATTTTCAAATGTACCAGTGTCAGCCGATACCTCTGTGGCATATACGTTTAGACTGTTATCATTCCAACTGATTCCCCAATTTTCACTATTTTCAATTTCAATATCTACTTCATCGTCAAAGAACTTCTTGATATCAACAGGGAATATTCCATCGCTTGAAAACTGTACACCTGTATATTTCATGTACTTTGAATTTTCTTCGTAGCTTGTAAATACAGCATATCCAGAGCGATCAATTAATCCTTTAGCAGCATTATTGGCATCTTTAATTTTCAGATAACCGTTTCCATTCTTTTCGCCGCCCAACGTCAATTCACCGCCAAGTGCCGCACTGAAGCTGATATACAGTTGACCATTCTTGTAGTACAATCCTTTCCACGCACCATCATTTGATAGTATTTCTACGATTTGCGATTGTGTTAGATTGTCCACATCAATCACTACCGCAACACTCTGCATATCCATCAATGTTGTAGTTCCACCGGACGCATATAATTTACATCTAACATTTGTCACATCTCTCGGAATACCGACAGTTGAACCATTAGAACTTGCTACTGTCTGACCAGATCCATTTGTCAAAATAGAATACAAATAGTGTGTCACGGTATCCTCATCGGTTGAACTAGTATAAATGGTATTCCAAGTGTTTCCGTCAGCAGTCTCTTCAACAACGAATCTGCCTTTATAAGGCACTCTAGTAGCTGACTTTCCGTCACGATAATACGCTTTAAATGTTATAAAGTTTGGACTAATTGTCTTGTCAGAGCCACGTTTCAAGACGTTACATGATGGCTCAACCATGTATGTTCTACCAGATTCACCATCTTTTCCATCTTCTCCCTTTTTCTGCTTAGAAATCGTGAATCTTTTTGTTACTGACAGATTGCTGAGATATGTTGCTCTGATGTCTATCCATCCATTGTCTGCCGATAGCCCAGTAACATTGTAGATATGTGTTGCATCACTCCAAGAGCCTGTGATACTGTCGGATTTTGTGATTGTATAACTACAATCGTCTGTAATATCCGATGAGCCATACATTACAGTAGCTTTGGTAGATACCTGTGGAAATACTGCGATATTGCCATTTGCATCAGCCGTAATCGTCTGCATTTCGTTTGATAGCTGCAAAGTCATGTTTTTAGCAAGAGCTGCTGCTTCAAGAGCTTTGTTTGCTGTGGTATCATCAGTATATTTATTCAGTTTCTTCCAGTCAGATGACGCATACACACTTCCTTTTGCTCTTGCTACAACACAAGTGAGGATATCTCCGCCGTCTTGAGACCATAAATCTCCGATATCATACGGCGGTGAAGGCTGTATAACAAACGTCCTTCTCTTGCCGTCTGCGGTATCTTGCGCTTTCTCAGCTTGTGCAAGTGCTTTGGAAATGTCGTTGTCTTGAATCATCTGCCATTTCCATGTTGCACCGTCCTGCATAAACCGATATGCGTAGCCAGTACTCTTCCAGTAAAAAAGATCACCTTCGTGCTTTTTGCGTTCTTCTGTGCTTGTCCATTCAGAAGCCGGTTTGTTCTGTAAAGACGGTTCGTAATCATAAAAGAAGGACTCAATCTGTCCATCTATCTGTGCTTGTAAGCCGGAAAGCGAATAGGTTACAGTATTTGCATAATCCGCAAGTTTACCATCCGAATATGCTTTGCTCTCTGCCAAGCTATCAGATATAGCTTTTGTAGCCGTCTTTCCACCAATCTGTACATGATCTCCGCTGATGATTACTTTTTTGGTATCCATATCAACTTGGAAGATGATATTTCCACTCTTATCCTTTACGGTAATCGCACCTGTGTTAATCCAGTCAGCATTTAATCCTACGGCTGTGAGGATTCTTACAATCGTATCACCATCTACTGTCATACCACCATTCCATGTCTGTCCACCATCTGTAGACACTCCCCATGCCTCAGAAGTCATTTTCCAAATTGCCTGAGATTCTGCCAGAGTTGGTTTGTCGTGTAAATAAAAGATTTTGCTTCCATTTTCCTGTGGCTCAACAGTAGTATAAACTCCTGTGGCTGAATCAATTCTTTTTCCAAATTCTTCAAGAGCTTTTTCTCTCTCGGTTTTTTCCTGCTTAACCATATTTCTTGCAGTAACAAATGCCTGCGTCGCCTGGGAATATTGGGTGCTGCTATTTTTAGCAGCGCTTTTGGCATTACAAGCTATCTTCTGACCGGATCCCGGTTTCAATGTAGTTGTGGTAAGTAGCGATGTGTATATTTTCCCATTTCTATCCACAATAATCAGTGAATCTCCGGCTTCCAGAGCCACATCTGTAGGGCACTCGGATTCAAATGGTCTAAATCTCATGCCAACGCATTTTTCGGAGATTATTGAAGCGATTGTCTGGCCATCGCCAACACGAATTAATTTATTACCAGAAATTCCAAGTACATATCCCTCTGTACCAACCATGTAAGTTTGCGGATTATCAGAAGAGGATTCGCTGTATTCAGTTACTTTCACGCCTGTGATTACTACATCTGTATGATGCGGAGTAAAACCATAGGTGGTTTCTATTTCAGAAATGTTACCTTTTTCGTCAGTTGCAAAAAGCCTCAATATGCCATCATTTTCCAGAAATGTTCCGTTATTTGCCGATAAAATACCATTTGCACTGGATAATTCAAGCGAGATATTGCTATCATCTTGCGTTTTGAGAACTCCAAGATCATTAATAATGAGTTCTTCTTCATTGATGCTGCTATACCAACCGATGCACAATCTGCCATATTCATCGCATCTCATCCACTGACAGCCAATCTGTGCAACCCACTGTAGAACCTGGCGAAATGTTAAAGCTTCGTCATTTGGACGATTCTGCACGATATAATCATCTCTGTCAAATGATGTTGTTTGCAAAGTAACCCCACATACCTCGCAGGCATCTCGTACAATCTGCCCTCTGGTTGCCGGATATTTCAATTTGCTGTCTGAATAGTTCCGGTCAAACTTCCGCATATTATCTTCGCACGTAAGGTCTATGGTCACCGTTTCGTCTTCCGGCTGTTCAATAACTGTCACTGTGCAAATACGTGTTTTTTCAATAACCGCATTTTTATGAACTATGATCGTATCGCCGGTTGAATCCATTATTTGTTCTCCGTCTGAATCTAACAGTTCACTTGTGTCCTCATCTTCAATCTGTAATCCAACATAACATATGACTTCTGCTCCCTCAAAATCGTAATCGGAGTACTCACCGTCAAAATTATTAATGCTAAGATTCAATACATTAATGATTGCAGAACCAATATCAAAGCTACTATCCCCGGACACGGAATCTTCAAACGAGAATCCATTTGCCCACAGATTGGCACTGGTCAGATTGAGTACAGTTCCGTCTGTAAGTGTGATATCTGCATACTTGAGGTACTGCACGTCCATTCCGTTCTTGACTTTTTCTTTCCATCTGTTAGATAATTTTCTCATGCATTACCTCTCAATCACATCAAAACTGATAGATTCTGTTCTCTGGTTTCCATGCCACCACCATTTAACAGGCGCACTCCTGTCACCAACATAAAATGTTCTGGTTTCGTATTTTCCAGACATCATATCTGGATATGTAATTTGGATGTACTCGGGATTGAACGCTTGAAGAATCTTAGCTGTAGTAGCCCAATCTTTACCTTTCCACTGCAAAGCTAATTTCCTTTTTTGCGCTACCCTGTTTTTATGCATGACAGAGTCATCAGATCTTCCTGATTTTGCCGCTGATACGTCCTGTAATCCCCATGTGTAGGAAGACGGGCAAGGCATCGAGACACCGTTTACTTTTAAAAATATTTCTGCCATATAACACCTCATAAAAGAAAAAGCACCTTCCCGAAAGAAGATGCTTAATTACACGAAAATAGCGCCTATCGCTCTGATAAACGCTTTATGATTCTTTATTCTATCACATATACAAGGTGAGATTCAGTAAGAAAAAGTTATATTTTGCTTTGCATTAAACGGATTTGTTCTTTGCAAAATGATTCATAATCCGTGTTTCCCATAAGAATTGCCCGATTTTTTCATCCTACCATTTCTCCTTTAACTGATTAATTGGTGTTCCAACTACTCCGGCACTTTCCCCACTGTCGGTTGCTTTGAAATAAGCACCTTCGATTTGTGGATACATAAATTCGAACATCAGATAATTCGCAACATCGCAAAGATACTCCGTGTTACCAGTTTCTTTATATTTTTTAATGCACATATCGTGTGATTCAATCGCATTTACCAGACGTTCCCCAAAATTATCTTTTGCCGTGCCGTATTTGTAAAAGCTTGTTTCGCACCGGTTTTGCCTCAGTTCATCAAATCTGTCTGAATACTCTGCTGGCATTTCTTTTCCAAGTCTACTCATTTCTTTCTCACTTTCTAATTAATTACTGTATTATTTTAAGCCAGAATCAATCCCAGCATATTATCTGCGGAAATTATCGTCAAATGATTTTGAAATGTTTTCCACTTCATTTATCACAGCAAGAATAAGTTTTTCAACAAACTGTTCTTCTGGCGATCCTGTATACTTTTCTCTGAGTCTATCGGCTTCGGAGATAAACTCTTTCCATGAATTTGTATCGTCAGCCGAAATTGACCAGTATTTCTTGTGAAGTCCCCACACTTCCTGCCATATGGCAAAGTATTTTTGTTTGAAATCCATTATTCCTCCCATATGTTTGTTTATTTATCATTCATTAACTCAATTTGCTCCGAAAGTTTCATTGCGATATTTTTTCGAATATCACCTTTTATGAAATGAAAAATACGATAATTGGTATCTTCTCTGAACTTTGTATCAAAATACATGTCAATGCATGATTTATAAATATACTCAAAGCCATAAGCATCTATCAACTCAATCATCTCGTCTGGTACTGTAACAATTCCCTCTACTACGGTTTTTATATATTCTTCTTTCAAATGAACATGGCTTCTGCCTAGTTTAATTTTGTATTTTTCCAAAAAATATAATATGACATTAGTGACATTTGTTTTCAATTCTTCATACTCTTCGCATCCTACATCATTCCAATATTGGTTTATTCCTTTCCGCAAAAGAATTTCACTTATTCCCATTCCGAGTGGAGACTGGATGCTCCTTGTTTCCGGTTTACCCGGACATGAAGAATCTACTGGTACTACTTTAGTAGTATCAGAATCTTTAACTCTCTTTTTATAAACCTCATCTAAATCTTTATTATAGTTCTTATTAATTAAAGAGTTTCCATTTTGGGGAAGTTCCATTTTCCCATTTTGGGAAATTCCATGGTTTTTCTTGTTTTGGGAATTTGGAAATTCCTCTTTTGGGGAAAACCAGTGTTTATCATCATTTGACACTACTTTTTCGCGATTTTCCTCTTCTGGTAAATTCTGATTTGAGGAATTCATGTCACTTTGTTCATTTTCGTTGTCTTTGATAATTTCAAGAGCAATTTGTTCTTTCCATTCTTTGATAGCAACATTTATTACTTCATCATTAGGTCTGATATGTGTTGTTGGAGCACCGTTAATTTTGAACTTTTCAACAATCACTAATTTTTTTGCTTTTAATTTTTTCATCGCAGAATCATACTGCTTAGGTGCAACTCTTATTTCGTTTGCCCATTCATCTCTACGCCTAGCAATCCAAAAATAACCATTCTTTTTTATTTTTGTTCTAATGCACTCATTTTTTGAATCTTTATCAAACCAATACATGATTTGAGATAACAAAACACCTGCCGTCAAATCACCTGCAATATCAATGTAAGCATGTAAAGTATGGTTAAATCTATGTGAAAATATATAATCTACTTTTCTTTCTAATTCGTTTTGGGATAATCCTTTGATGTGCTCATCCATATGAATAACCTCCGTATTGGTTTAATGTGGCTTGCCATGAATAGCCAGAATCCGTAATTTATAAAAACAACAGGCAGGCGCATTACGGTTTACGCTTTTCGATGATCGGTCTAGCCTGTTGATTTTACCAAACAAAAAAAGAGCACACCAAAGAATCGTGAGGTTTTTCCCTCGTTTCATCTTTAGTGTGCTCTCTTCTTAACGTTTATGTATTTATTATATTACCACATCCATACCGTAAAATCAATACACAGGGGACGGATTCATGCGGTAATCTGTGTTGTTCTGAGCCTTTGTGACAATTCGCGCCAGTTCACGCTCGTTCACTTTGATGCTGTTCATAATGTACTCCGGTGAAGAACCGCCAAAGCCACCATTGTTCATCAAAGCAGTAACTACGCCACGCTCGACAGCTTCCATGATCTCATCTTTTGTAAGTCCCATGTTGCCGTCATAGCCGGACATGATGCTGTCGGCAATGGATTTCATGGCTTTTCGATTTTCCAGAGGAAGAACAGCTTCCTGTCCTGCTTCGCCAACGCCAATGACAGATGCATTACTAAATAAACCACCTTTTGCATACCAATTGATTCCCGAGTTCCATCTATACGAATGGCTAGTTCCATTCACAGAAGCATCAATATCCATATACATATGAGGCGTCTGAATAGTGACAGACCTCATACCATTTGCCAGCTGTTGCATAGCATTCTTACCAGTGCTGTAGAGATTTCCAAATTTATTCTGGATGGTTCTAACAACACTGTTAAGGGCACTTCCGATATCACTACTCATAGTTCTGGAAATATAAGAAGAAATATCTCTTCCCATATTTTGCCATTTGCCATAAGCAATACTGTACTGGCTCTCAAAATGGCTTGTTACAGATTTGTCCATATTTCCAAGCTCTGTACTTACGGCATTTTTCATTTCCCTGGCTTTCAATGTAGCTTCTCTGGAAGAATTGCCCCATGAACTCGTGGTAGTGCTTTCCATGCCTTTCATGTAAGTATCGGCTTGTTTCTGGATTTCCGAGAAATCATCTGTGGCACTCTTAGCCATTGTGTTTGTAGCTGACTGAGTATCTTTTGATGCCTTACCAACAGAAGAGGAAATTGTCTGCTGTGCACCAACGATATTTTTGTCCGCTGCTGACTTTGTAGCTATTGTTGCGTTCGGGAAATCTTTCGATAATTTACTGTTCAATTCATCGAGCGGAACACCCGCGTTTTTCAATGAAGTATAAACTGCATTTAGTGCATCAGTTGTATTGCTGTATGGGACTTCACTAATCATATTCCATGCAGTCGTATAATTCCCTCCAAATTCAGCGGAAGAAAGGCTCAATGCGTACAGAGTATCTTTCAAATTATCAACGCTGATCTTTGACGTATCAAATTTGCTTGCAGCTTCAGATACACCTTGTCCAAGAGCGGAGATTTGATTAGTCATGCCCTCAACAAATTCAGCCGATACGCCAGCCTGTGCGCCATACTGCTCAAGAGCTGTTCTAGCCTGATCGGATGAAACACCATACTCTTTCAGTTTTTCAACCATATCAGCATACATTTCGTCATGAGTTTTACCAAGTTCTTCGTCCTTTTCAATCAGCTGCCACAACGCTTCCGATTGATCGTTTGTAAGATTCGCTACATCAGTCAGCTGTGTTGCGTAATCATGGAGATAACCACCATACTGTGTAGTCATTCCATTACCACCCTGCATGGTCTCAAAAAGTCCTGCTAATTTCTTGGTAAGTAATACTGCACCACCTACTGCAAGAGCAATTCCACCACCAGTTGCAACAAGTGAGCCTAACGATGTCCCAAGAGCCGGAATAGTTGTTGAGACTGCTTCTGTGATTGCGGGACTCAGCATACCTTGTACAGCTTTAGAAAGATTTCCAAATACAGTATCACCTGTAAAAAACTTAGTAATTGTATCAACTAATGGCATGAGCTTATTACCAACTGCAAATACAGCCATAGCTTGAATAAATGTGCCGGCAGATGTTGTTCCAAGTCCTTCCCAGATTCCACCAAGAACGTCTCCGATAACCGTAAGTAACTGTGCAAGATGTTTTCCCCAGTCAATTTCACTGAGGAATATGCCTACATTGTGTCCAAACGCTTCCCAATCGACACCTCTGGCAATCTCAATAAGAGATGTGAGCAATTTATTGATAAATTCTTCTAACTTTTGACCGTTTTCTCGCCAGTTGAATTCTTGCATGAATGTCGTAATTCCGTTGGTAATATTATTAACCAGGTCATTCCATTCAAAGTCTTTGGTAAATGAAGCCAGTGTATCGAAAGCACCATTCAAGCCAGTTGCGAGCGTATGAGCGATTTCGCCAAAGCTAATCTTTTCAAAGATTCCGTTCAATCCTTCTGCAACAGCTGTTCCGATTTCTCCGTATGGAAGATTCTCCACGAATCCAGAAAAAATATCCCAACCGCGCATAAAGGAATTTCCGAGCAGATTACCGAAATTGCCCCAGTCCACTTCACGGACAAGGCCAGTGATACCATTGGCAAATTTAGCACCAAGGTTCTTCCAGTCGATTCCTTCCAGAAGTTGGTTTGCAGTATTTACAATGGTATTCATACCGGCACCAACAGTACGTCCCATCAAATCCCAGTTGATATTATCAACAAGACTGTTGAAAGTCTGGGTGAACGCACTGGTGAATTTAGTGATATAAGGGCCTACGTTATTCCAGTTAATGAAATCATAAAGCTTTTGCATTCCCCAGTTAATGCCGTCAGCCATGATTTTTCCAAGACCTTTCCAGTCTTTTCTCTTAAAGGCATTTACAATGGCATCTGCCATTTCATTTGCCCTGTTGGACATTTTCTTGAATGCTTCGTCCCATGCTTTTTGATATGCAGACAAAGCATCGCCCAAAGCTGCATCAAGTGCTCCGATATGCCCCAAACCGCCTTTTCCAGAGCCAGAAGATGGATTGCTTGTACTACCAGAATCAGAATTGTCATTAAGCTGATTCAGTTCATCAAATGAAAGAACTGACAATGTTTTTTTGAGTTTTTTGGCATTCTTATTTGCAGTATCAATAGAATCACTGGCATTATCCATATTATCTGCAATATCTCCGGTATCTACAGAGATTCCACCCGTAGATGATACGAAGTTTGACAGTTTAATCCCAAGAAGTTTTGCAATATAAGCGAACATTCTTTGTATTGCGATTACTATTGCATTGATATATGGAAGTACTGTCTGCAAAATTGGAATAAATAATGAACCTATTGTTCTTCCAAGGGATGCAAAATTAGATTGTAACATACGAATTTGATTTGCCGGTTGATTGATCGTGTTTGATAAATCAGCCCATGCATACTTAGAGTTGTTCAGCAAGATAATCGTTCTCAGAATCGTTTTATCTGCCTGAGACAAATTCGATATGCTGGTATTAATTCCAAGATTATACAGTTCCTGTTGCATGTTGGCATTACGGATATTAATGCCGTACTTATCCATAGCGCGGCTCATACCAGTCAAGCCAGATGCCATATCCTGCCATACATCCTCAAAGTCCATGTTTCGTACAGAAGCAAGGTCAGCACCAATCATAGTGAGTGCATTAGACAATTTTAATGCAGTCTCTGATGTATCGCCCATAGATGATGCCATCTGTGCAAATGTTGCCTGATACTGCATTGTTTTTTCTGGGTCAAGTCCAAGACTGGCGGTATTGGTTCTAGCCAGTTCGCCAGTATCTGAAATTTCGAATCCTGTCAGTTTCTGTGAAAGCTGTTTTGCCCTTTCCTGGAATGAATTTGCATATGCTTCAGCGGATTTTATACCACTTTTTTTCCATTCGTCAGTGTTGATTCCTTCTGCCACCTGATTGAACGCAGAGTTGAAATAGTTCAGGGTCTCTACATAGTTCATTGCGGATTCTACTGGCGATGTCAGAACATCTAATGCTCTTTTCACGAGGAAACCTTTGGCGTAAAGAGCACTCAAATTATTAGTTACCGAACTCAGAGGATTTGACAATCTTTTTATTTTTTCACCGGCTTCAGAAGATGCGTTTCCAATACCTGCGATTGCAGATACAGCTTTTCCACCTAAAGAAATAGCTTTTGAAGCAAATTTTTGAAAAGCATTTGTCAGCCCATTGATTACAGTACTTGCTTTTGAACCTAACGAAGAAATCGTGTTAAATGAATTCGAAACGCTATTCGTGGCACGCCCTACTTTGCTTCCAGACGATGCTAATACTGCAAGAGCTTCTGTCATTCTTATTGTGCTCGAACTGATATCTGGTGCGCTTTTCATTACATCAAAAAACTTCAAAACCTCTTGCGCGAGAGTTGATAATTGACTTGCAGTCTTTCCAGTTTTATCTCCTGCACTAGCTAATTTTCCAAGAGAAGCAATAAAAGCATTGGTGGATGCTGATACTTCGCTCATAGAGCCTAATTTAGTAGCCGCATTATTTAAACCTGTCGCAAGATTCGGAAGTTCCTTTGATACATTGCCGATATACTGTCCTGTACCGGCAAGTTTAGCTATAGCGGTTGTGAACCGGCTAACGCTCGGAGAAACATCTGGAATAGCATCAAGTTTCTGCATCTCGGTAAGAATTTTACCTAATTTTCCTGTATCAAACTGACTGAAATCGGATTTTCCAAGACGATTGATAGCGTTTATAGCCGCATTCAATCCATTTGCTTTAAAATTCACGCTACCTAAACTTTTTAAAGAATTGGAAAAATTATTTAACCGGCTTATGTCAAGATTTCCAAGGGCAGTGTTTAATGTATCTAATTTTTTTACAAGGTTATTAATAGACCGCACCGCCTGAGTTGTGCTACTGTCTATTTGTATATTGAGGGTATCTATGGTATTATCGGCCATTAAAGCACCTCCTTTTAATCAAAAAAATAAAGGGCAGACAAGACTTTTAATCCTGTCTGCCCTCGTCATTATTACCATGATTCAGCTCAAAATTTGCTTGCATGAGTTGCAATGTCATGAGCAACCTGTCACGTTGCCGTTTCTTTTCTGTTTCAGAAAGATTCTCTTCATCCTCTTGTTTTTGCTTTTCAGCTGTTTGTGCAAATGGTTCTTTAAGGTATTCAGCTTTTGACTTTTTACCAATAAGCACATTTGCAACCGCAGTCTGAACTGCACACATCGTGTACATGTTGAACTGCCATGCTTGCGAATCTGCCATTTTTTGTTTTAATTTGTAGGCTTCCATGTATGGTTCTAAATCATACGGTGTGGAATCCCAAAACTTTTCCTCAGAAACGCCAATAGACAAATAAAGTGGAAGTAGTTTTTTATGGACTACCTCAGGAAAGCTCAGCTCTTCTTCTTGTGATCCTGCGGAATTTTCGGAAGCTTCTGTTCCTTTTCCGCTTTCTCCATTGCTTTTACCATTCCGGATAAAAAACCGTTCTTTTCAAGCTCCTGACTTGCTTTTTCGAATAAAATAAATCCATTCTGAGGATTTTCCTCTGTGGATTCATCTTCGTAATCGTCCAGAAGATCACATACTTTTTCGTATGCAGCTTTCTTTTCTTCTTCGGTTTCATACCCGAATTCATCTTTGTGTTTTCTTTGCAGTCCTGCCAGAATCAGTTCTGGAAGCATTTTGATCATATCTTTCGGGTTGGTGATTGCCCCCATAGAAGACACCTGTGTAAGAATGTCTGACTGGGTAAGTACGCCGTATCCGAATTTTACTTTGTATGTTTTATCATTTACTGAGAAACTAAACATGAATTATCCTCCCTGTTTTACATCTTATTCAGTAGCTGCTGTCGGCTCAATTTTGGTATCCAGTCCCTTATATGTATTGATGATAAGAGAAATAGACATGGTTGCTGCCTCGTTCTGTGCAATTTCTGGCATTGGAATTTCGCGACCGCATTCTGCAACAACAAAGAACGCGTCTGACATATCCGGGAATGACACCTGGAACCAAGTTGCCAGTCCTGTAGTTTTTGCAGTCTTAGAATCTTCGTACAGTTTTTTAATCTGTTTAACAGATTTATCTGGATCCATGATAAATTCAATCTCCCATGTACCACCTGTATCCTGTCTACCAGCTGCATACTGTGTCAGATAATCTTCCAGTGCAGAAACGTCAATCTGTTCTGTGTCAAGAGAAATACCGCCAATGGAAGAAGCTTCTTCCAGCTGTGTGAATTTGGTAGGCTTTGTGCCTTTCACGGTTTCAACGGCATATGAAAATTTCACACCAAGTGTAGTTAATCGTGCCATTTTGGCTCCTTTCTGCCTTTCGGCTATAATTTATTGCAATAAAAAAGAGCCTTAACGGCTCTGGTTCTAGTACGTAACCCTGTACCGGGAGATAAAAGGATCACCTCCTTCTAGTCTTCTTTGCTTGCCTGCTTTACAATCTGATTTACATAATTGCTAAGTCCTGCAACGAGGATTCCCTGTGTGATTGTGGTAAAAATTGCCATTGCGATTTCCTGCGCGCCAGATATAGCGCATGTGGCAATAACATAAATTCCACAAATCAGAATGCCTAAAGCACCAAGGATTGCCGGGATATATTTGTCCGGTATGACTTCGGATTTTTTGATTCCCATTCCGATAAAGTACAGTACTACGGCTACAATTAGAAGTTCCGGCTTCACATAGTTCATAATCTGTTCCATGTTTTCTCACTCCTTTCCTAGAGTAATGTGCCGGTATAAATCCGGCTATATCTGCTAACAACACGTTTTATGCTGTTATCAGCATTATTCTGTCTTACGGGCCCGTATATCCTACGGAACCCCATGCCAACCATAGCCTTGTGACTGACATCGTCAATTTCATATACTTTGGAAGAAGCTTTTGAACCAGACGCATAGGATTCTGATTGGAAAGATGGTGTTGTCGCGCACTCATCCCCCTCAAGATTGCCACGTGATGTTGGATTTCCAAGCAAGAACAAACGTGCGTAAACCCTTTTGTTTGAAGCTACCGTCTGACTTTCATCATTAGAAACGTTTTCTTTTCCTACAACGGGTTCAATAGTTGCTTTCCATCGTTCAAATACGTCTGAAACTGGATTTTTTACTACATCTGGCATCTCTGTCACCACCTTGTTTTGAGCATAGAAAAAGCACCCACCATTCCGGTAGATGCTTTTATATCTTACAGTATACATAAAACAGACGTTATATTCAGTAAGAAAAGGTGTTATGTTTTTATGCAGAAAACACTTCTTTTGCGATTCTACGGATATTCTGCATAATTTCTACGCTTGCTTTGTACACGGGCATTGTAGCCTCTGTACCGTAAGAACGTACCCATTCACCAGAGTTTGCCACATATACCCACGATTCGTTTTTTCCTTTGCCCTGTCCGTAAGAACCGATTGTATAACCAAATTCTTCTCCTTTTGGATGGGGACTTGTTCCTGCCGGAGTGTTGTACGAAATACCAGCACCGAATTCTATGAATAAAAGTCCAGAGCCTTCGCACACAAGAGTTGCCTGCGCGTAATTTCCGAACCTGTTGATTTTGATGTAGGTATTGTGGTTTTTATCAGAATCTCCCTGTGCCAACATAATATTTTCGTCTATGACAGGAATTCCCAATTCGCAAAGCCTTTTAAGAAATACTTCGTTTTTATCGCGAAGACTGTTTTGATATGCTTTCAATTCTTTGATTGCGTTTCCAATAGATTTTTGGCTCAGATTGCACTTGATTACTCGTCCACTCATTCTTCTGCACCTACCTTTTTAATTCCATATCTAGCCAGATTTCCTCTTTGCGTATCAAGGATTTTCTTCAAACGGTAATCTGGCGGTGTTGTAGGAATACCATCTTCCAGAACCAGATTTCCCAGTGTGTCAACCTGTGGCACAGTATCAATCCAAAATACATCTCCTTCTTGCGGATGGAAAGAACGGTTGAAGGAAGTAATGTACCTGTCGTAATCCGGCACGATTCCTGCTGATATTTCCTCTGGCGTTCCTGCGGTAGATGATACAGAAAACTTAAAGCTTTGCGGTTGACTGTATGTCGGTACGGTATCTATTCCATCAAGTATTTCGGTTACTTTTGACCAATACACGGTCTGTTTCTGTCTTTTTAATCCTCTCATTTATGTTTATTCCTTTCAATGATTGTGATACAATGTTTTTAAAAGGAGGGGCAAATATGGAATTATACGATACAATCCATTGCAAATATGGATGCAAGTATGAGGTTAATCAGAATATAACAATGGACAAAATATCATGTCCAAATTGCCATTTATGCAATCATTTTTTCTACTCCAACAGGGGACACGTAAGTAAATTGGTTTCCTAAAACATCTTTTGCAACTCCAATTACAAAGCATCCGTAATCGGCAAGCATATTGCACACAAATTCCTCTGCATCCACCCAATACTGTTTCTTAACCATACGGTGAAGTTCTGGTAACAAACCATAACTGAACATCACGCAATGCCCTAACTCATGGATAAACACACGGTTCAGAAATTCCCCATACAGATTATTTGCAATTGAAATTATCATTGTGGAATAATCCGATACAGCAAGTGTTCTCTGACCTGTGCGGTCAATTAAAACATTATCATAAGGCGACACAAAGTGAACTCTCCATAGGTCTCCGTTCATATAAAATTGTCTTAGCATGGTTTATCACCATCCTTTTATTTATGCTGTATAATCTTCAATAACAGGAATCTCGTATTCAATAGCACAAGTGTTCTCAATCTTACATCCTCTGGCTTCATCCCATCCTTTAGCAAAATATGCTACGTCTGCTTCTGCCAGCAGTTTGAGAGATTCGCCCAGATACCAGAGCGGTCTTGCGTCTACAGGTACCGATTGAAAGAATGAATCAATTACTTCTACAGGTTCACCAACCTGCTTCTCTGCGCTCTTAATCGCTTTTTCTCTTACTGCAAGAATTTCTTCGTCTGTTTTGCCCCTCATGGGCTGACTAATAAATAATTTCTTCATAATAATTCTCCTTTCAATCAAAAAGCCCCTGCTACACTCCTGTAACAAGGGCTTAATCTTATCTTGTTTTTAGTTCATCTGTTGAAGTAACTTAGTCAAATCAGTTTTCATCTGCTGTCTAAGGGTTGTGTCTGCATCCGACCACATCTCAGACATGGTACGAATAACATCTTGCGTGTACTCCTTCATTGAACTGTCCATCTTCTGCTTTGAATCTGCATCTTTGGAATCATGGTAATGTCTGCGATTCTCGCTGTATCTGTCATAGCTTTCGCCATATCTGGACTGCTTATGGTTCATTCCATCCATTCTCATATCACTACGGTCTGGATGATATCCCATGCGGTACATTTTCTGCTCAAACTCTGGATTGTTCAGATACTCGTCCATCCAGTCATCATCTTCCATGTACAGATATGGCTTGTATCCCATGCGACTTCCTCTGCCCTTTGGGGCAAATCTGCCGTTGGAATAACGATACCTGTCATATCCCATGCGTCCAAGATACTTTTCTTCCTGTTCGCATTCGTCCATAGCTTCTACGATTCTGTAATCTTTATCTGCACAAATCGCACACTTTACAGCTTCCATGCAGTCTTTCAGATCGTCCCAGTCTTGAGCGCTGAGATTATCAAAGCCATGTGTTTTGGCTTTTTCCATAGCCCATTTTCCCATTTCCATTGCAACTTTATGCATTACAGTGCCCCCTTTCTAACAGCCTGTGTAACAGGTGTGTCTGTTGTTGGGGCTGTACCGTTAATTGATGTTAAATTGTTGCTCGGGCTACAAGCTGGATTTCCTAACATCTTGAATACTCCGCCAGTTGCACTTGTAGCTACTCTGGTTGCGTACTTCGTTCTGGTTCTTACGCCACAAGCTGTAACCTGTGCACAGCAACGATTCTCTAGCGGATACAAAGTTGTTCCTGTTCCTATTTGAATCATTACCGGGGCAGTAATCGTAGTGGCTTCTGGTATGCTTTGTGCGATAACAATGCAATACTTTTCTCCATTGGAATAACTGCCTGCCGGGAGTGTAACCACAAGATTCCCACCAGTGAATGCGACAGACTGGCTTATCACAAGATGGTTGCAGAGCTTACAAACATTTTTACAACTCATATTTCTACCTCTCAATCAAATAAGAGGTGAGCCGCAACCCACCTCTTAGAATTTAGTCAACCTCTAAGGGTGAGTTACTTAGCAGCAACCGTTTCCATATCCGTTGCATCCTGCGTATGCATACGGAGCCGGTACCTGAAATGCAGGAATCGGGGATGGATTGATTGAATTGATTAATCGCTGCGTCTGTGCATTCATTTCAGTTACAATCAGCGCGGACTGGCGATCCTGAGATGCAGCACGCTTCAGATCAGAGTTCTCTGCCTGCAATGTTGCAATCTTATCATTCGTCAAGAAATCAAGGATTGCTCTTGTATTGCTGTTCTGATTGTCCAGAATATCTCTGGTATTGTTGTTCATTGTGTTTTGAAGAGCACAAGTGTTGGTTGCCAGGTTGTAGTTGATACCCTGGATAGCTTCCCTGTTGTCGCAGCAACACTGAGCTAACTGAGACTGCAATGCGTTTGTGTTCTGCATATTAGCTACTGTATCAGCGTTAATTGCCTGTTGAACACCATTGAAGCCCTGAAGCATTCCAACATTCACACCATTGAAACCACTCTGCATGGTATTGTTGAGAGCATATGTGCTGTCACAGATGCCCTGCTGAATACCTCTGATACCATTCTGAATATCGTTAAGAGCAAAACTCTCATTGATATCTGCACGTGTGGCCCATCCTTGGAATCCAGCACCATTTGCACCATTGCCACCGAAGCCGCCGCCCCAGCCGCCAAAACCTCCCCATCCGAAGATAGCAAAGATCAAGACAAGCCAGATAAGTGAAAATCCATCACCGCCCCACATGTCATTGGCACGGTTATTAGAGCCTGTAGCAGCTGCAATGTCACTAAGGCTGTAATTTGAACCATTCATCATGTTTTTAGTCTCCTTAAATATTATTTACAATAGGAGACATCCGCGGCTGTCGTCCCAAATTGTAGCGATTTTTAATCACCCAATTATGGGGAAATGTTATAATCCAAGGAATTTCTGGATAATTCCGTCTGGTGATAAGTGCTTTTCATTAAATACATTTTGCTGTATTTGATGTAATTGATCTGTATCACCTTTTTTGTATAAATCCAACGCATTCTTCAATGTCGGATTGTTTCCTGCAAATTTACTCATATCGTTCATCATGTTATCCACACTTCCGAACCTCTGAGAAATCATTTTCTCAAATTGCTTTTTCATCATGGCATTAGGATTGAAACTCATCTTTGCTTACCTCCGTTCTGCTTAGATACCGATGTCTCCGACATTTGTGTCGGGAACATGTTTTTTATTTCAGAAATCTCAGAGCAAACATCATTCCGAAGCTGATTAAACATTGCTTCAATGTCAATCTGTTTTTCTTCCTGCTTTGGATATTGTTCTTCTGGATTTATAAGCCGGTAAACAAAGATTCTGCTTTTTCCGTCTGCCTGCAATTGCTTTTTATATATTTCTGTTCCATCTGTCTTTGGATAGTAAACAGGGTTGCCAGACATATCAACGTCTTTTGCTTTTACAGTATCAATGCCATCAACCATCTGCCCTTGAAGCATCGGCATTTGCTGCATTTGTTGTACAGGCTGCTGCATCTGCATTTGTCCATATGGCATTGCCTGTTGATAGTTATTCTGTAATTGTGCCAACCTGTCTTGATACGGCTGTATTTGTCCGTAAGGGTTGCTCATCATTGGCTGTTGCGGATAATACGGATAACCTGCCATAATCTGTTCCTCCTGTCCGGGATTCAAGAATCATATCCATATCATCTATAGAACGATGCTTTTCCCATATACCCTCGTAAGGGTTTCTTAATATAATCATTACGTTTTCTCCTATGATTATATTATATAGGAAGGAACACTGTATTTGAACGTCACTATTTCGCCACATTTCCGCCATTATACAAAGAAAAGCCCCGAATATACATCGGGGCAACTTTGGTAATTTTCTTTTTTATTTTTCTATTGATTCGGTCTATGGTTCTGGGACTGTACCCCATTAATTCAGATGCTTCCCATAATGTTTTTTCGCCATAAGCCCGCAATCGAAATAATTTTTCTTCACGTGAATCAAAACCTGCTTCTTGCAAGTAAAATTTTCTTTCATCTTCTGAAAAATCCGCATAATTCATATAACTCCACCGTCCTCCCTTACAAGTGGAATCGATTTGTTACATAGGAAATACACCGCTCAACATAAATCCTACAACTGCTCCCACGACTGCTGTTATAATGCATACAATAATGGTGTCATAACGTTTGCCAGGGACTGCCATGAGGATTTTTAAATTGTTGTTCATCTCATCGACTGTTTCTTTGATATGATCTAAGTCATTGCTATACAGGGCAGTCTTCTGTTCAAGTTTATTAATTCTAGAATAAAATTCCTTGTGTCTTTCAGACTGCTTTTCCTGCATATCATGAATATTTTTTTCAATTTCTTCGAAGCGGTGATTGTTAAAGCACTCATGTTCACATCCCATCGCTTTTCCTTTCTTTCACTCCCTATAAGATTTTTGCTCTTTCCCTACTTTAACGAGCAACCCTGCAACGTGCCGGGAGGAAAAACACATTGCGTTCCATCCCATCTTTTTTAATTGAAACTTCCAGCAAAAGGAAAAACACCATGATTAATATAAATTTCGGTTTCAGATTCCCAACTTCTATTTACAGAAGATTCAGAATGTGATCCTTGGAACTCAGCTCCCTGTTTAACCAGAAAGTAAAGCGCCAAGTCAAATATGCAATCATAGCATTTTTTCATGTCGTTTTTGATTTTATCATCAGTGTAACTAGAGGGGTAATTTCGCTTATTTTTAAATGAACGAATTGCCCGGTTTACAGAAAGAGTGAGCATGGACTCAGATTCTGGATTATCTGCTAAATAAAGTGATAATTCTTCCATAAGTTCTTCATTCATTTAATTCACCGCCTCTTTCTGCGTTACTGCTGAGATAATATTTCAGAAATGATACCAGCCTTATTAGTTGCTGTCAGGGCATAGCCATTATCACTTGCAAGCTGTCTTAACTGTGGTACAGTCATATTAGACAGCTCACTTTCTGTATACTTGTGTGTTGGTACATTATCTGCACTCGCTACAGATGGTGACTGGCTGTTCTCGTCAAGACTATGCCCGTTTATTCCCCCTTTGTACCGATAACGATACCGCCATTAGCTTTCGGAGCAACCGGAACGAACATACCGGACGCTTTTGTCCATACTGCAACCGGATCCTGTGTAGCCCACATGGACAGTGTTACGAAAGAACGGTTTTCTTCCTGAATGAACTGTCTGTATTCAAGTTCTTCTGGTGTTACTCCCCAAAGACCTACGCCGAAGGAACCGTTTGCATCTGCTTCATACAGAGTAAATACATCTTCTTTGAAGTATCTGCCTGTTTTAAGAGAACCATCTGCTTTTCTGAAGTGGAATTTCTCATCGCAACGATCAATTGTGATTCCGTATTCCTGCATAAGCAGATTTGCAAGTTCCTGTTTGGTCAGAAGACGTTTGTTTGCTGCTCCCAGAACCGCTGTCTGCATAGCAGTATTGTTTCTCATGTAGTTAATCATCTTTAGAGATGTAAGTGCTTTGTTTACAACAAATCCGTTGTCTTCTGCAACTGCAACCATCTTTTGGATATCACCCATGATGTCCGCATCTGGACTAGACCAGTCTGTAAGAGTGACTTTTGCACCAGTCGGTACGCCGTAATCAATATTCAGATCTACATTGTTCTCTTTGACTTTTACGGCACCTGTAGAAAGGAACTGTCCTTTCATAACATTCGCTCTGGCAACAACACCTTCAAAAAGGTTAGCTGCATCATCAAATACAAAGTTTTTCAGTGCTTCATTATCCGGCACACCGTTTTCAATTGCCTGCTGTAATCTTTCGGACTGATTGATTTTTCTCTTAATAAAGAGTTTTTCAGTCAGAACTTTTTCGAAGCCTGGTCTTGTTCCGATTTCTGCTTCAGTATCAAGCGCATGAACGAATGCCACTTCTGGCAGTCTCTGTCCAGCCATAAGTCTGTAGTATTCAGCTTTCAGGTACTGGGTTTTAACATCTGGAAAAATGGTATCAAGGATACCAGGTCTTTTAACACTGAAATCCTGAGAGAAGTTAAGTCTTTCTTCCTGTGTAATTGATTCTAATACATTAAATGGCATCTGTTATACCTCCTTAAAATTCTGGGTCTGTAGTGGTTACGAAAACAATTCCCGCTTTTTCAAGTTCTGTCTTTGCGGTAGTATCGACTACTGCCGGAAGTCTCTTTTCAAGAACACGTCCTGCAACAATTACGGAAATTGGTCTCTTTACATCGTCTGTCATATCAACCTCTTCAAATACGATTCCTTTTGCACCGGTTGCATTTGTCGGATATACAGAACCTGCTTTGATGATCTTCTTAGTTCCAACGGTTTCAGCATTTGTCTGTTCTGCTGTATAGGTTTTAAGTACCAGTCCTACCTCGGATTCGAGGATATTAGGTGTGGATTCGTACTGCTCTGTTTTCATAAAAGCCATAATCTAAATCTCCTTTATTTGAATTAAATATTTACCGGTGCGTTATCGTCCGCCGGTTTGATTTCTGGGTTCATTCTTGCTGAGTACGCTTTTGCATATTCAGATGCATCACTTTTCTTTGTCTCGTTACTGTCGCCAGCTCCACCACCCGGATTAGGCGTGTTTTCAAGGGCTTCTTTTTCCCATGCAGCTTTTGCAGTATCGAGAGTTGTTTTATTTACTTCGGAAATTCCATCAACAAAAGTCTGTGCTTCTTTGAGTGCATCTTCTTCATTCATATTGGAAAATGCTTTGATTGCTCCTGCGTAGGCATCACCTTGCATTCCTGCATTAGCAAAAATGGAAGTGATTTTTCCTGTCAGTGCTTCTCTCTGGGAAGTTGCAAGTGCGGATTCAAGGTCAGAAATTCTTTTCTCGTTTGCAGCTTTTTCTTTCTGACGTTCAAGTTCTGCTTTTTCTGCATCAGTCATGTTTTGCTGTTTCAGCTCATCAAGTTCTTTTTGCAGTGCTTCTGCCTTATCAGCTTTTTCTTTAAGGGAAGTGTTTTTGTCTTTTTCCTTTTTTACTTCTCCTGTGACGGAATCAAGATATTTGGTCACCTGTTCATCAGATGGTTCCTCAATTCCCATACCGATAAGTACTTGTTTTGCCTGTTCTCTTGTCATGAAATCTCCTTTCTTCCAGATCATCACACTTTTTTCACACGGTTCGCTCCGCATATGACCTGCACCCGATTTACGCTCACGGGCTGTTGCAATATTTTTGAGTATTAAAAAAGAAATCTCAGTTTCCCAAGATTCCTTAAATAATTAATGTAAAAACGTTTATTCTTCGTCTGTGGAAGAAATTATTGCTGATTGATTTTGAACTGATTTCTGACTAAAATTGTCAATCAATTCTTGTGCTTTCTGCGTTTCCTCTTCTGGATTCTTATACAATGATTGCATGTACGGAAAACTCATTTCGTATACTTTCTGCGGATCACTAAATAATCCACAAGTAATAAGTGCAATGAGCGGATGTATTTTATTCTTAATCAGATAATCAAGGGCCTGTGCTTTAACAAGCATATTATCTGTCGGGTTTCTGGTGATTTTTACATCAAAATCTCTTGTAGAAAGTTTTATATCACCAGTAGTATTGCGAATGATATTCAGAATGATTCTGGCAGATGCTTTCTCAGCTTCACGGATAAAAGGTTCATCCAATTTGGCTCTACGCTCTGCGAAGTCCCATCCGTTACGGAGATATACGGCTTGACCGGTATCTCCACCAGTGTTCTGTTGTCTATCTGGCATTCCTTCAACAATCAGCATATTACTGTAAATATCATCTTTAGCAACTTGGCTTTCGGACTGATTCAGTTCAGCAGTCATCAGTTCAACATCCGACTGGCATCCATTGCTGGTATCTTTAACAGATATAGCGCCAAGTTTTACCATTTTAAGAAATTCGTTCTCATCAATCTCACAGTTCTTGAATTTCATAAAGGCTTGAACAAACTGTTCAACTCCATCCATTCTGTTTGACTGCATGTTATTGATTGTATCGAACATTGTGATTGCTATTTCGACATCAGATAATCTGTCATGATTGTTTGGATATTCAATAATTGGAATGTTTCCGAAGCCATTCAGACCGGCTTTTTTAATCTTTCCATTCTGCACAATGAAATACTGCTTTTTTGAATAGCACTGATAATACTGTTGGTCATCTTCGTCTTTTAATATCTGAACCGACATCAGTGGTTTTCCGGTGCCTTTGGAATAAACAATGTAGCAATCTCCCGGATATGGAATAAAAATTCTAAATGGCGGGATGTCTGAATCAGCTGTCCAATCTTCTTCGCGAAGAATACATTTATATGCAGTGCCTGTGGCGCTCTGATATGTTCCTAATTCAATGTTTCTGGCTTCTGCATTTGCTTCGTCCAGATAATCATTAAACAAATCCACCTGCGCATTGGTTTCTTCGCTTGCATTCTTTTTCTTACAAACAAACTGAATTGGTTCTCCGTATGTCTGAGATGCTTTGAAGCGAACAACTTCAAGTGCATGATTCTCGCATACTCTGTTATTAATTTCAGGACGTACAAGTTTTTCTCTGTAAAGAACTGGCTGATCGCCTTTGTAGTATCTATACAGATAATCAATCATAGTTCTGTTTCTATTGTGAACACCGATTGTATCAGCAATCACTTTCAGTACATTTTCTGGTGTAATTTTGTTTACTCCGGTATATGCTACCTTTCTGCCAAATTCACCATGGCAGAGGTCAATATAATTCATCTTATTTCTTGCCACTGCCCGTACCTCCTTTTAGGCATGAAAAAAGCACCGAGTTTTCGCCCGATGCTTCATACATTTTCATCATATATTATACATAACTGAAAAGTTATATTCAGTAAGAAAAGGTGCTAACTTTTGAAATTAAGCATTTCTTTTACGTAATTTACTGCTTTCCCGTGGAATTGTTTAATATATTCTTCGTTGTATTCCATTTCATCTGCAATAACAGTTAGCTTTTTTCCCTCTATATATCGTTTGTACAAAAAATCATAATACTGAGGATTTTCCACAGACTCTATAACATCTATAAGTTTCTGTTTTTTCTCCATAAGCTCTACCACATTGTCAGCTAGTTCTCGCTGCGCATCCACCAATTTTGCAATTGTATCGCCTATTTTATCTTGGCTTCCAGAAGTCTGAACACGTTCAATGCCATACGTCGAAGCACTAATGCTAGTAGCAAGCAATTTCAAGTGTTCGATTTCTTCCAGTTTGTTATTTATAATTTTTTCGTATCGTTGAATTTGATTCAGATACTCCTTTATATCCATGCTATCTCCTTCCCCACATAAAATTCTTAGTTGCTGTAACTTCTGCAAATCGTTTTTGAGTCAGAGTTATCATAAGTTGTGTAACACCATCTGGTGCATCGTCGTGATCGTTGTCGCCAATATACACAAAAGTGGTCAACTGTTCCATTGCTTTTGAATATTCCTTGTTTTGGTATTTAGGTGCCAGAAATATGAATCTTCTTTTAACATCTCCAGAGTACTGATTGATTTTTTCTTTTTTAGCTTGCTTTGATGGAGCTTTTGTGCTGGTAACGCTGCAAGCATATCCATGTTCTTTTAGTCTTCCGCTGACATAATAAGCATACATATCTCCACCATTGTTAGCTTCGAAATTGATAGATTGGATCTCATTTCCCATGATTCTTCCGACAACCAGTGGAAGTGTGACTTCCTTTGGACCTGTATTAAAAATCCAGTCATAAATGTATACATCTCCGTTTTCAAATTCCGCACCAACCGGCATGGACAAACTATCACCACCGCCCCACGCAACGTCACAAGCAGATACGTTCTTTACAAATCCGCCCTCTGGAAGAATTCCATTGTAATATCTTAGTTCATCTTCTGCGAACATGATTCCTTCACGCAAGAATGGTTTCTGTTGATATTTAGCCTCCCATTCGTTAGCATCAAGTCTGGCTTTCATATCTACATAATACTTCGTAGAAAAACCAACTCCATAATCATATTCAAAGTTTGATTCACCATCGTCATTCAAGGCAGGAATCTTACGGAACCGATACAATGGATTATCTCGATTGAGCTTTTCAATTTTGCCTAATGGGTCGTACAGGTTCCATCTTGTTCCAACCATCAACTCTCTTGCCCCATCAATTTTACGGTCAACCATTTTGTTCAGATACTCTTGATAGGTATTCTCCAAACGAGTAGGGCTTAAAGAATGCTGCCTGTCTCGAACAAGGTCATCCACATACAAATATCCATCAGACGAAATATCAACAGCACCCGTCCATGTTCCCTCGATACCGCGGCAAGTCATTGTGGCGAATCGGTCTGGCTTGTCCAAATTTATCTCAAAATCATCGGCACTTTGCTTTTGCAATTTTGATTTTGGAAATATCTCACTGTAAGTGTATTCTTGTGTGCTTATGAGATTCAGAAGCTCACCATAGAACCCCTTGGCCAGTTTTCCAGAGTGACCGCCCATTGCATTGTGGCTGTTTGGTCGTCTTCCCATTATCCACGACATAAAAAATATGCACATAGTACTCTTACCAACACGACTTGGTAACGATAGACCGTAAAATTCAATTATCCTATCTTCCAAATCCTGTAAATCTTGAGCGACTACTTGGAGTGTTTTTTTTCTTGGGATATAGAACTTTTTGCTGTCCGGTCTATTCTTCTCCATGTATAACAAATAACTCTCGAACACCCATGGGGATTCCAACAGTAAATACTGCCAGTAAATATTATCAAAATTACCGCTTCCAGTCAGTGCCGCGTTTCTTGCTGCAACTGTATGAGCGTACCGACTGACTTTCATTGCCATGTTCTGTGCATCTGGATTATCCTTGAAAGGAAGGTCAATATTCATATTCAAAAGTAAATCAAGGCAGTCCTTCTGATTTTGATAGACTGTCATATCACCATTAATTATTTGATTTAGAATTGCCCGATACCATTCAAATGAGCCTTCTGTGAATTTTTGCATAAAAATAGAGCCAGACCTCCTTTCTTCTTAGGATTTAGTCTGGCTCTCATGTGGCTCTCTGACTGATTTATTATTATATTTCGTTGATGATATTCTCAATTGCTTTTATTCCTGCAAATATTATTATTACAACCATTGATACTGTGGAGAACAATCCATAATTACCTTCAATCATCAATGATATTGTAAGTATCAAATAATCAATTGCTAACACAAATACGAATGTGTTTATAATTATCCAACATATGCTTATGATTTTGTTCATTCAATCACCTTTGTTATTCAAGCCAATTATTGTCTAAGCAATAAAATCCAAATACTACTAATCCAGTTAGTAAAATCCAACCGATTCTAAACAATATTAACGGCATATCGGATTCTAAATGTTCAACTGTTTCATTGATATTTCTATTATTGTAAAACACTGATTTATCGCTGATTGTTTTGTCTTTTAACAACGTAAAGATTGTTCCCTTGTACTTTGTTCCAACTCCATAGTACTTATACCTGATACGGCTTGACTCTTTTATCGTATCAATGTACTCATCATCTGGAAAAACAATCTTGTTGCTTTTAAAATCAATTCCGCAGAAATTTATCTTTTTAGCTTTCTTGCTTTCTTTTCCTACATAATCCCATGTCCAATACGTTTCTGTGGTGTAATATTTATGCTTTCCAGAACCATGCGAAACTCTTCTGGTATGCATTGTGTATTTTTCTTTAACCTTCTTAACATACATGTATTTACCACCGATTTCTGGGTAAGTAACTGTATCTACAGCCTTTAATTTGCCATACACAAAAGCATTTCCAATATTGGTTTCCATTCCATACTGAAATAAATCCGTGGACTCAATCTTTACTGCTTTATTGTATTTATCATTTTGGTTTATCTGCCAGTCGGATATTTTGGAAGAAATTAATACTCCAATAAGAAGCATTATTGCAATAATTGAAATACTAGCGATAATCTCTCTTCTTGTTATCTCAAATTCTCCAAAATTCCAACCTCTTTTCGTCTTCATAGCTATTCCTCACATAAATTCTGTGGTGCTGATTCTGGTGCATCAAAATCGAGTAATTCAAATTCTTTTTTGTCATATCCAAGCATATTCAAGAATGATCTCTGAGGAAATGCTTTTACATATTTGCGATATGATTTGACTGACTTGTTGTAGTTCTCTCTGTATTCTGCAATAAGATTCTCTGTCATAGAAAGTTCTGTCATGAGCTGCTTGTAGTTCTCAGAAGATTTTAATTCCGGGTATGCTTCACTCACAGCTGAAATTGCAGTAGTAACATTCTTAATATCGTTTGAACCAGAAGTTCTTCCAGAAACAATAGCTTTTAATGTTTCACTCTCATGCTTATCATATTGTTTCACACAATCCGCAAGATTGTATACCAGATCAACTCTACGTTTCTCCTGTATCTTAATGTCTGATGATGCTGATTCTACCTGTTCTTCCAATGATATTGCATGATTCTGGAAACTTTGTACTCCAAAGATTCCGAATATTACAATTGCTATAACTCCTACAAGTGAAATTAATAATACTTTCCATGCATTTTTCATGATTTATTTATCCTCCCACAAAAATTTGTCTGTTCCTCGTCCATTATCAACTACTTTTTTCAAAATAAGTATTCCGCACTTTTTACAATAATACGGATGAAAGCGTTGATTAGAGTCACATGGCTTAAATTCATCAAAATCATAATTATAAGGATTGGATATCTCACATTCTTCAAAATCATGATCACATTCTGGAATCTTCATTTAGTCACCCCCCCATCCGGAATACCTAACTGTTTGTAAGTGAATACGGCAGTGTACTTCTTTCCGCATTTGTAGCAAGTTTCCGTAATAGTGCAAGTCTTTTCTTTGTCATTGCATTTCGATTCTGTATCCGAACTTTTGAACTTGCATCCACCTGTCAAAAAGCATTTAATCCGTTTTGCGTTCATACATCCACCTCGAATAAATTTACATTATTTTCTAAACCACCAAATATGTTTATCAAGAATATCTGCTTTTACATCACCATCAACATAACATTCACACTCCTCACCTGCAAATTCTGCCGGTGTTGTAAATTGTGGTATTCCATCTGGTTCCAATATGACACACGCCTGTCCAGAAATATAACTTGTTACAACGGCTGGTTCGCTACGCCACCAAACTTTTCTTCCGATAACATTTTTATCAAAATCAATTTCATTCAAATTCATTGGGTGTTCTAAAAAATCATTAATCATGCACCTCGCACGTTCAATACCGCCTCTTACATCGCAGAATTTTTCACCGTTTCTGGTTATAAACACGTTTCCAATTGTTCTTGTTTCAAGTTCACCGTGTCTGTATCTTGCATGATTATAAGGTGCATAATTTATACCCCAACATACAGGCTCTCCATCGAATTGAACCAGATTCTCACAACTCGGTTTTTCGCTTCTTGGATAAGCCCATAAATTGTTATTTCCGTATTTCCCACCGATCGTATGTATATAATCTTCTATTGAAACAACAAAATACGATTTTTCGTTAATTACAGTATCCCAATTCATTTGGCGCATTTTTAGTCTCGAAATATCTGTAGTCCTGTCTATTAACTTGATTATTGGCATCTGATACCCTCCTTTTTCATGTGTTCACCTCACAATACTTCTAAGCGAATCCCACCACTCGTCTTTTTCATTTACATCTTCTACTCGCTCAAACATAAATTTAAGTTTATAGATTCCAGATTCTGTTGTAGCTGAGTCGATATGCATGAGTTTGAATTTTCTTTTAAGACATCCAATTTCAAGAATGCATTTCTCCGGAAGATCAGTGTAATTCATGACGCATTCTACCCAAATAATCCGTCTGCCTTCTTCATGATGTACTTCAATGTCAGCTAGTGCATTAATGATTTTTTCATCAATAATCTTAATTGGATAGTTCACTACACCATATTTTTTCATACATTCACCTCAAACTCTTTCTTGCAGTTACTACCCTTGCACTTCAATTTAAGATGCTGGATTTTTGTCTCTGGGCTAATCAGAAGTGCTTTCTTCTCGCAAAAAGGACAACAATACCACAGTTTGCCATTGATGTTCTTTATTAATGCCCGTCCGTCCCACGGCTCCGGTGGGTTCATTGCCTGAGAGAAATCTATCCCCTCAGATTCAAATGCTGATTTGATGCTCATCTATATTTTCTTACTCCTTTTCGTCCTGCAACTCTGCGTATCATCGGAATTCCATGATTTTTTCTAAAATTATTTCGATTTATTTTATCCGGTGCAAATATTGTCCAGAATAATCTTTTCTTAGTATTTGAATTCATTTTAAAATTTATAGTGAATGATTCGTATTCACTGAAATTCGGTAAATCGTCATTATAATCAGGTGGTATGTGTTCTGGAACGTTTGCTATTTCGGTAATCGGACAGTACTCACCATCTGGCTTTTTAAGAAAGTACTGTTTTTCGTCTTTTTCGCCCATATCAACTCACCCCATGAGTCTTTCTAAGATTTGCATATCGGTCAATAATTACATCAAGTGCAGTTCCTAATTGATTGATCGTAATGCAATCGTCCTGATGCTGTCTGCGGTATTTTGCGATTTCTGCGGATTCGTCGTAAAATGGCATATCTGCATTTTTATTCAGCTGCCTTTTTAAATCATTGCTATAATCACACATTTTATCCAGTTCCGTCTGAAGCTCATTGATTTTCTCGTTTTTGTCAAGAATTTCATGTTGCTTTGATTCTCTCTCATCAGCCAACCGAACAAGTTCTTCTTTCAACTGATCTACTGTCCATGTTGCCATGTCTTCAATTCTCATAACTACCTCCCTTAGATTTTAGTAAACGTTTCCATATCATAGTTATCCCGGATATAATCTACACATTCACTGAGTTTTTCTTTTAGAAATTGGTCTTTTGCGATGTCTGGATGCAAGGTATATAACATGCAACTGTTTTCTTTTCCGTCTTTCTGAAACTTCTTCCAGTCAAAAGTCATTGTGAACAATGGAATCCTCGTGAGATTTTTTGTCTTGTGTCTTATATAGAGATTGCAGAGTTTCTTAATCATGGCATCTTCTCCTATCTTGTAGACCACGTAACTATTTTATTCTTGCACTGTGGGCATATGATATATTTCTGCTTACGTCCACGTCCAGATGGCATATTTGTAGAAAACATTTTTTCTATGCATTCTTCTTTAATATCTTCTTTTTCATCGTACTGCAACACTGCTCCGCATTTTCCGCAATTTATTCTTTTTAATGTTCCAGGAACTAAAATTTTAATCATTCTTTTCTCTTTCCTCCCTATGTTTCATCTGGCACTCAATCATCTTTGCTACATTCTCACGTTCCTGTTTTATTCCATGTCCTTGACGGAACAGTTCGCATTCAAGGATATTCCCGCACTTGGAACATTCATCGTTGATTTCTTTACCTGCTATTCGCATTTCCATCCATCCTGTACCATTCTAGGCTTGTATATTTTCTCGGTGTATCCCTCACCGTTACATAAGTCGCAAGTGACTTTTATTTCTTTGTAATCATCGCAACACTCCCAGTATTGTGCACGATTTACTCTTTTGATAGTAGTTCCACTTCCACCGCACTTCGGGCATCTATGAATTTTATTTCCTTGTATTAGATTTACAAGGTCATTAAGAGTTGTTTCTCCACCGTATACATTTCTCAGACGTATCACTTCATGAATTTTCATTCTTTACTCCCTCCCAACATTCACAGCTATCATCAAGACATCTAAAATCTGCGCAATTTTCACTGTCACCATTACAGCAAACGCCTTCGTATGTCGCGTACCATTTACATGTACAACAATAATCTTTTTCTTCCATAATCCACCTCTCTAAACAAAAATTCCAGTACACGGACTTGAACCGTAACTAGCCACCCAACGTGGAGTACTGGAAACCAAACCATACTTTAGGAGTAATTTATTCCTACGATGGCAATTCGTAGGAATCGGAAAGGCAAGATTCGAACTTGCGACGTCAAGGACTATGCGTCCTCCGCTCTCCCAACTGAGATACATTCCGAAAACCAACAATAGCTATGCTAAAGTCGGATTTCCTATCTACTCATGGTAGATGAAGCGGTGCATACACGATTCGAACGTGTACAACATTTCTGTTGGATAGGTTAGCAACCTACTCTGATACCATTACAGCAATGCACCATGCACCGCCTTTAACGGTCAATCACTCTAATGAAAGAGCAATTGGGTTGAGTTCCACATTCATAGAAAGAAGGTGTATTGAGAATTTGCTTTAATCCGCTGAACGATAGACGGATTAAGTTGCAGGAGGCGGATTCGAACCGCCGTTCTCAAGAATATGAGTCTTGTGAGATTCCGTTTCTCTATCCTGCGATATACGTGAGCTTTCAGCATATTTGTACTGGCAGCCCACAAGCCGACTGTTTCTTACATCTCGGACAGCATCCTCATATCTCATATTCAGATGAGATAATGGGAGAAGATGGAGTCGAACCACCCGAGCCCGAAAGCAACAGATTTACAGTCTGCACCGCTACCTCTACGGAATATTCTCCCAAAACCCGGGCACCCCGGGTTAGCAATATGTTTATCGTGTTATGCTTTCCACTAGGCTGTTTTATGCCGTGCCAGCCCCACGAAGTTGTTTCGGATATTATTATGCCTTTTGACTTTATGTTTCTTGAAAACTCCCTTGTCATCAATGCGCGCTTGTGATGGCTTATTGAAACTAAGAAACATTTATCGGACGGGAAATCAGATCAAGCACAAGCCTATGCCGTTACATACCTTTGCTCATTCTGATTCACATACGCTCATCCGAAAGTTTTTTCTGCCCATAAAACGGATGGGTAGCATACGGAAGAAATGGAAATTCTGAGATTCGAACTCAGGACTTCCCGGTTATGAGCCGGACGTTCTAACCGCTGAACTAAATTTCCTGAGTAGAAGCAGTATCCCGGATTGCAGATTTTGAGTTGATTTGCTTCTACTGTTGCGGTTCTTTGCCACCAGCCGCAACAAAGGTCATGGCAAAATAGAGTACCTCGTTTTTACGAGGATTCCCATCCGGGACATTTGAAGCCCCTTTAATCAGCTCCGTTGAGCTAGATGGGTTTTCGTCGGAGGGTCTATGTAAAATAAACCATTGCCAGGTACATGCGCAACCTAGCAAGCTGGGCTAGTGGGATTCGAACCCGCGAATACAGCAGTCAAAGTGCTGTGCCTTACCACTTGGCGATAGCCCTAGAATCTTTCTCCCACTCCGCACCATCACAAAAGTAGGAGAAAGAATTGAGTGTGTGATAATATTTTTATTATGTGCTCTACAATTGCAACACAACTTATGTGGAGAATTCAGCAATTTAAATAACTAAGTTGTTCTCTTTTTTGTAGAGTCATATTTGCTAAATCGGATGTCTCGATCGTTTGCTTGCATACCGCTCCACTACCGGGCAAGCGTATCCTTTCGCATTGCTTATATGATTAACCCGTTCTTCGATAACAAACAGGATAATCTGCATTGGAAATGCTAAAAGCATATAGTTACCTCGCTGTGCAAATCAAAACTGTATTAAGTATCATTCCTGCTTCCATCAGCAAGAAAAATGCTGTGGAAAATTGATTGCTTTTGTAATTCCGGCTCATTAAAAATGCAGCTAATGTAGTAAATATCAGAATATTAATTGCTACTGCGATAATGGTTAATGGTAATCTCATTTTTCTTCTCCTATCATGAAATCGAGAATTTTTCTCGCAACATCGTCTTCTGGCTCAAATGGTAATCCACAGTAATTGTAACGCTCTAAGGCCGATTTTAGGCTTGCTTTGAAGCCGTGGTAAATTTCCCCGTGTTGTAACAGTTCGTGCCTTAAAACTGAAATTGCATCAGTAATTGATTGAGAAGTGAAACTGATTTGTGCCAGGGCTTCCATTTGAATATCTGGTTCTGCCATCAATTCAAGACTAAATGTTGGAACTTCATCAACTGCAACATGAAAATCAACAGATTTTACTCTTGGAATCGTTTTACCATCAATAAGGCATTTGGTTCCAGCCCAATTATACGGTTCAGGGTTCACAATCCTTACAACAGGCATCTACACATCCCCTTTCTTGTGCATTGCAATACGCCAGAAGATGTTCTGCAATCTCGCGAAGCTGATTTGTATCGTATTTTGCAAAAATTTGCGGTTCTTTATCATGCAATGGTGACAATGTACCGAATTTACTAGGTTCAACAGTTATCGTTGCATTGATCAGCATGGATGCTGCGTCAATTGGTTCGTCTGGAAGAACTTGCTTTGGCTCTTCTTTTAGTGTTTTAGGAAGAATAAACTCTACGTCTTCGTCTTTGTTCACGAAGACATAACCGCCTTTAGCTACTGCAAAAGATGGTTTTTCATACGACATCACTGTCTTTCCGTCAATACCAAAAATGTAATAAGGTCTCATGCTTCCTCTACCTCCCCGAATAACTGTTTGTACAGCTCTATATCACGTTTTCCAATCATTGCTTTGACTACAACTTCTGCTTCCACCCTCAAATCAGAATAATAAATATCCCGTGTATGTACTTCAATATTTTCTAGCAGTTTACATTCTTTCCCATGCCTTGTAGTTTCTCTAGCTGAAAAATATCTTCCATTTGCTGTCACAAAATATACTCGGCAAACACTTTCGTCGATAAAACACCTTTTATCTTCGCTCGTTGTAAAAAGTTTTGTCGCCTTGCTTGTATCATACATTTTCCTATCACAAAGGATTGCTTTAGCATGTGTGATTACAGGTTCATTCTGTATGATTTTAGGAAAAACAGGTTTTTGTGGCTCTGGTATCTCAGAAGGCCCTTTTTTGTTTTTGAAAAATTTTTCAAGCATCGACATTTGCCTACCTCTTTCGAAAATATTCTGTCAAAGCTTCACGAGTGATCTGCGATACGCTTTTGCCGGTTCGGTTCTTCTCAGCTATGAGTTTTCGTTCTAGCTGGTACGGCAACCGGATCCGGATTGATTCACCCTGTGGGTTATGCTTTTTCATAGGCAGTATCCATTTTTACGGAAAGAATCGGTTTGTCATCGGCTTTAGCTAAAAGAGTAATGCCTTTACCCTCTTTCCAAGGAGATGTGACTATCTGAATATTGGAAACTCCAGTTCCGCCACAGACATTCAGTAGTTGTCTGGCAATATCCATTAACTCTGACCGAAGATATCCGTCATTGTTTACTATTTTCTCCATCTTATGCCTACCTTTCTGCGGATGTTATCAGTTATCACAAATCGTTTATTGCTTTTAATTTCTGATTATCAATTTCAACCTGAGAAGCAAGTACGCTACGTATCACATCTGCCTTTCTTGGTATTGCCTTATTTTTCTGGCAGAGAAACCGTTAAGGCTTACGGCTTGTCGTGTTGCAATCACTATCTCTGCCATGTTGAGGGATTGTTGTTAAAAGAGCGTTTTTTAAATTTTGGGGCGGTCGGGGCACTCATTAGGCCGTTCGGGGCATCCATATACACCCCCTCCCGGGTCTGTTTCTGGTGACGTTGACCGGGCAACCCTTTGCCCCATGGGTTCCCGTTGTCCCGGTCTTAACGTTGCTTTTTTGGATGCCTTCGGCAGTGATCAAGGAAGCATCAAAGCCTTTAATACTTCATCTATACGACAAACACAGATTTGTTCGATAGATCACCTTGATTTGCTATACATCATGCACAAATTCAACTGTTACATATGTGCATATTTACTAAATACTGCCATGTCTACCGCTTTTCGGTCTGCTTGTTCGTGCTCTGCGCACATTTCAACAATCTTGTGTACGTTCCACGCTGTTATAACTCCGGCTTTTCCATCTCTGGAAGCTCCAGAACATCCTTGTATTTGTCCGCGATCTGCTGCGCTGTCTGTTGTGGTATGCCCTGTTGCTGTCCTACTTGCACTGGCGCTGTCTCAGCCATTCCGTAAGCTGCTTTTGCAACGAATATCAAGTTGGCATTTGTGCCGGCCTGATTGTTCAATCTGTTCACTGTACAGTTTTTGCAGATATCAAACCATTTTTTAACCGTGGTGCCATGTGATGAGGCGGCCCTATAGTCCCCGCGCATCCAGTCACTAAACGTTGAACGGTTAATATTAACTAAAAAACTAAATACTTCTAACGTCGGTAGTACTCCATATCTAGTGCATATTCTGACATATATATTAAATATACTGTCTAACAGTTCTATGTTATCATTACTAGGTTTCTGTATTCTATCGGCTATATAAAAAATCATATCTACGAAACTATCAGCAATAACAGATCTATATTCTTTCTGTGTATCATAGTCTTCTGGCGATACCTGTAATACAGTGCTTATATATTCGTCCACAAGTCTATATATATCACTCTCGTATACTTCAATCCCCTGATCTGTTATAACTGTATTATTACTGTCTCTTATACACATCTCCGAGCCCACGAGACGCTCATGAAT